GCACAACCTGCCCCTGCTGCCACGTTCTTCGAGTCCCCTGCATCGAGTATGGCAGCCGCCGAGATCGTCGCGCCACGGGCTTCTATTGCGATTTCGGTCCTGACATGGTTGGGATCTACCTAGACAAAAGCCCCTGGGGGGGTGAATCCCGGGGGCCTGCGTAGACGCTACAAGGATCAGGCAGAGCAGCGTCTGTGGGGCTCACAAACTGATAATCGTCCCTATTTTGAGTGTCGTCACCCGCGTTTCCGATTTCACGATCGGTTCAGTGTCGCCGATTTTGGTCGCTGCTTCCTGTTTCAGCGCCAGACCCATTCGGACACCCTTGGTAATTCTCCATGTACCTCCGACGTCGATCGATCCGCTGAGTTGGGAGTTCACCTTGACAACGCCGTCCGTGGCAAACTGCAGGGCCGACATCGATCCTCCCGTGTAGAACGATATCGATTTCCAGGTGTAGACATGAGTGTAAATCGCACCGACAATTCTGACCAGTCCGGTATTTGTCGCCCAATCGATCCCCGGCATACTCCAGACCTTCTGGCTGAGTCTCAGGACTACGGATGCTTCCGGCCGTGCCCGTTCGACGACGTTACGCATTGGCTCCTCGTTGAAGTAATCCGCCGTCCAACCCGCGGCGATTCCCGCAAGCGTGGACGTACTCTCTGCCATCACCGGCGGCACGACAAACATCGCCAAAATCACCAGCCCCACGAAAATCCTCTTCATACCTTCTCCTTCATGTCATTCCCCTCTTGAGAGGGGATTAAGGGGTGTGTCGGTTTCTCCGGCAACACCAGTTTCAATTTCCACACCGACCCGATGATCAGCAACTGCGCGCCGACGCAATACTCCCAGACTGCCGGAAGGACGCATGCGACTCCTCCCAGCGTCAGCAGCACGATCGCCAGGTGCAGATTCATCCAAAACCCCTGTTTGGTCAACGCATCCAGATTCGCGCTCGCCAGCAGTCCTCCCATGCTATTGTCCGCCCGCTACTGTCCCAGCGGCTCCGGTCAGACTGGTCAGCACCAGCAACCAGAATTCCCAGGTCTTCCAACTCGGCTTGAGACTGTTCGGGTCCGCAGCCTTGGCCTTGACGTATGCACGCTGAAGCGCGTTAATCAACGGCGGCAACAGCATCATTACGTTCCAGATTGTCACGTGTTCCGGCATCACTTCCTCCTCGCTGTAAATGCGCCACGGCGCCAACCGTTCTTGGTTGCCGTCGCGTACGCGATATCTTCCGCTTTCTCCGGCGACTTCCCGGCTTTCACCTCACTATTGTAGACATCCGCCTTGAATGCCTTCCATTGCTTCTCGGTCTTCCCGCCAACCTTCTTCGCCATTATCTGGTCCTCCGATCTCCGTTACACCAACCTGTCGACCGTCAGATGAATGTGGAAATTCTCCCCTTCACCGTGGGCATACGCTGCTCGGGCTGGCCATCCATGAACGCTTTTTGTCTCGCGCCAGTAGTGCTCATGCACCCAGTTCAGGATGCCTGCCAGGTCCGGCGTCTTCAAGTCGTGTGCTCGGATATCGGCGGCGTGCCCGTCCCGATGATCGCTTTTGAGATCCTGCGGCCGGATGAGTGACGTCACCACCATCTCCGGCATCAGTTGTTCGGACATAAATCCATCAAGTTCGACCAGCAACCTCCTCAGTCGATCCTGCAGTGCGTGGGATGCAAACTGCGTTTCCAGTTCTTCCGTTTTGAACTTCATCTCAACAGACTCCCTATGTTCACCGAACTCGAATCGGTGTAGAACTTCCATTCCTGTGCGCTTGCCCGGCGCTCTCCCTTCCAGATCGTTGCCCGCCACTTCGGCTTCGTGTTGTTTTCTCCCGCTTCGCACAGAATGTAGTCCGTCCGAACCAGTTCCTTCGAGAACGTCCCTGCTGCGTTCGTCGACGTCCGTGCCGTCTTATCCATGATCGTGAATCCCCCTACCGTGTCGACGCAGTTTCCCGTCGCGCCCTCGAGCTCGAACACCACTTGACAGTAGGCGCACGCCGCTCCGTCCACATCCTTGACCGTTCCCTGTACCATGCAGAGTCCCGCTGCCACCGGCTCCAGGACTGTCAATCCCGCGACTCGCAGGGTCTCCGTCACCGCTGCGGAGATCGTCACATTGCGCGGCGGCAAATAGTAGGTCGGCGACAACATCGAGATCCCGTAGGTCGCGGACGGCAGTACCACCATCGCTTCGCCCGCGTTGTTCGTCTTCGGATACCCCACTAACGTTCCGCCACTACTGCGAATCAACAACTGCTGCTGCAATACCTCTGCATCGCCGTTGGCGGTGTCGATGACGTAGAACGTCACTTCGTTGCCGTCATCAAATCCTCCTGCATTCCCGATCGTCCGACTGGCTTCAGGCACGCCTTCGCTTGTGTCCGTCAACAGATAATTCCAGACCACCAGTGCCACGTCTTTTCGGAATTGTTCCCAATCAATGTTCGCCGTGATGTCGGGGATCGCCGCCGCTACGAGTGCTGACAACCAGGCCGAGTCGATCGTCGCGGTAATATCCTGAGCTATCAATGCCGCGATCACTAGAGAGGTCACACTGCCGGTGTCCAACAGGGGATAGGTGAAGAAGTTGTTTCCCACTGGAGTTGAATCACTGCCGTTGATAAAATCAATGCGGCCACTGTAGACACCTGCGGTGTCAACACCCCGGACGAAGCTGAAGTGCGCCGCTGGAGTAATCAGAGTGTCACTGACTAACGTGTCTCCGCCCGGGTAAAATAGCCACAAACGAATTCGGTCTGGGGCTTGTCCGACATTCGATTCAGCGAAAGTACCCCAAACGTGCAGCCAGTACGGTGCTGCGACGGCGCTCACCGTCAGCAGCATGAAGAGTAAAGTCAACCATCGTCTCATCGTCTTATCCTCACTCCTGAGAGTCTTGTTCCTGAAATTCGCATCGACACCGCGTTGCCGGGCGGTGTATATCCCGTCGCCGGCACGAACACGAATCCGTCAGCCGGGTTGAGCGGATAGGTCGTATAGGTCGAGTCCGACAATGTCCCGTCCGGCAAGAGTACCTTGCAGGTGTCCCCGAGCGAAATATTCAGGGTCAGATCCCGTGTTCCTCCGGTCGAGGTGTCTGCCACCGCTCCCCAGCGTCCGACGTCTCCATGATCGTAGGGGCGAACCAGCACAAACGCGCCGTTCTGATACCAGCGCTTCCAGACCTTCCCGTGCCAGGTATCCGACCCGACCGGGAAATGATAGCTTGTGTCCGCCATCAAAAAGGGCATTCCCTGTGGCTTTCCGATGTCGTAGGTCAGACACTCCTGCCAACTGAGGGTATCGAAACTCTGCGTATGATCTCCCGTTACGACAGAGTCTCCGGTCCAATCGTACCATGAAGCCCCTGCGGCGTTAAGCGTTGGGCAATCAAAAGCATAGCCCTGATAGGCTCCGTGGTAGTAGTCCGGCATGGGATAGAACATGGTCGAGTCTGACCGCGTTGCCAGGTAGAGGATCATCCGCATATAGAGCGACCAGGCGGCTTGCGAAAAGCCGAAATAGTCCCATGTTCCTTCCCTGTAAAACCTGGCTTGTCGATCCCACGGAGCCGCGCAGTACATGAACGTAATTCCCCGGGCGCACGCAATCGAATCGTATTGAGCCAGTTCGCCGAGCGTCCAGTTTCCCGCTTGACCTTTCACTTGCAGTAGGTCAAAGCCAAACTCAAAGTTCAGGGTAACATGTCCCACCTCGTTGGTGTCCAGAAAACCGTTATAGCCGTAGACGCCTCCCGGGAAGATTCCTATCTGTTGGCCGTCGTCGTTGTAGCACGAATCGCATTCCGATCCGACATTGATCTGCGCGCGGCACTTTTGTCCCGTTGAACCTATCGTGATAGTGTCGGTGTTGCGCAGTGCCGTCCACATATTCTCCTGATATTCCGAATCCGCAGAAGCGTTCGCTACCGACAATCGTGGAAGTGTGCAGTCATAACCGGGTAGTTCTGTGATATGTCCGCCGCTGGTCACGTTGGTCGTTTGGAGACGATAGATATAGTTGTCAAAGTAAAGAGATGTCGGATAGGCGGTATCGGCCGCCGGAAAGAACGCCGCGTTGGAGTCGTTCAGAATCACCCAATGGAATGCCGTCATCACGAAGTTTTCAGCCATGACATTGTAGAAGCTGAACAACGGCCGTGTCGGATACGTGTAGGTATTTCCTCCCCACCACCAAGTATAGTGGAACGCCCTCGAAATCGAGTCTGCGGCAACGACATTACACAGTTGTGTTCCATCTGCTTTTGCCGAGTAGGTCCCTGTGATCGTGTGGCCGTCCGAAACCGTTTCATCCCAATAATGCAGGTAGAGGCGCTCGTCGACTTCGCTGAATGTGTTCGTATAGAAGTTGTACTTTCGCTGCAGATTGATGTCCGTCGGCAGGGAGTGTCCCGCCGGCATGTCGCAGGGACTGGTGTAGAAGCTCTTGATCCCGTTCGGTGCGTATCGCCACATTTGATGTGCGTAAGAGTCCATTCCCTGTCCGAGACCGATCAGGTTTTCGTATCGCTGAAAGAAGGTCGAGTCGTCTCCCGTCTGTTTCAGAAACACTGAGTCCGCACTGATCCCGTCCGCGCCACACATGTACGCTGACATTCTGATCGACGGGGTTATGTCTCCGACTGTCGCCCGCGACATGAAGATCTCAATCTTTGTTCCGCTGTTACTCTCAAGGGCGTCTCCGTGGGACACTTCCACGTCGTTCGGTGATGCTGTTCCGGTCCAATAGACGGATTTGCCTATCATACCGTTGTTGCTTGCACTGTCCAACCACAGGTCACAGACGGCTTTCGGAATGATGATCGTGTCGGCTGTCCCGGGCGGTCGTACATCCTTGTCGAAGTAGATCGAATCGAACGGCGTGGCGTTGTAGTCGGTAGTCCCCAAGTCGGCAGAGTCCCACGGTATCGCGTTGAACCTGACTCCGGAGATATGGAATCGATTCACCCAGTTCGAGTCGTCCAAAACGCCCGCCCAGTAGTTCGCCTGTGTCGCGTTATCGGTCAGGCACGGGCAGTACCACTTTGTCGGTTGGGTAACATACCGCCAGTATTCAGTGAAGCTCCAACCTCCGGTTGCATTGTCATTGGCAATCACTGGCCTGATGAATCTGATCGAATCGACTTGGTATCCGTTCGGAACATATCGTGCCAGATTGTTAATCTTTGTGAATCCTAAGACTTTGCCATAGTTAGTCGGGGGATTGTCACTGTCTCCACCGGATCGTTGACTGGTATAGGTATACTCCCCATCTTTTGTCCCGACTATTGTATCCCCGAGTTCGGTCCAGCAGAACTCGACTTCCTCGTAGTGAGTAGCGCATGCTCTCTCGTTGACGTAGGCATTGGCTGTGTCGTGGAATGTCCAGGCGCATAGTCGCCGAAAGGCCGTTTTCCAGTGACACCATCCCGGCGGCGCTATGTTGCCATCCAGTTCCAGCGGGCAGAAACCGGCAAACATTGCCCTCCGTTCTGGTGCTGTTCCCACGGTCAGAGTTGCTCCGGAATCAACCACCATCATCATTGTCGAGTCGTTCCATAGCGGACTCGTTTGGCGACCTCTGGTGTAGAGATTCGTTGCTCCGCCGGCCAGATTGTACCACGCAAAGAGCCCCGTTGACAATCCTCCTGACCATGTAAAGAAAAGCGTGTCTGGCATCGTCCTGGTTATCCAGTGCGTTGTGCTCCGTTTGCGCATGGTCGTATAGCCGCCAGAACTGAAAGAGATGTAAACCGGATTCATCGCCAGTTTCAAGGGCAGATAAGACTCCCGATGGAGTGTGACGATCGGGATGGCGATTGCCGCGAGATTCGATCCGTAGGTGCTCATATAGGAGGAACCGATCCCTGACCAGTATTGCGTCAGCAATAACCCGTCAAAGTTGTTCAGCCAGAAGGATGATGACGAGTCTCGCATGAATCCCTGCGGAACTTTGCGAACCACATAACCGAGATCATATCTGAGAATGTTCGCCAGACTATCATCCACGGTTGTAGTCAGCGTGTCGTTTCCGACAACCATTCCTATTCTGTGTGCTCCTTGTCCACTCACGCATAGCAAGACCATCAGGAGCAGACTACATCTTAACGCCCGAACCAAGCCTGACTCCACTTCCGACTTTTTTGTACGCTCCACTGCCTCCGGTTCCTGATTCTCCCTCGAAGACAAAATACGGCGTTTTGTAACTATCGTAAACCTGGTGCTCACTGGCGCAAAGTACCGCCCGAGCTTCACCTGCTCCAAGATGCGTTCCCCTGACGACATAGAACTCAGCACCAGCGTGATCTGGATTCCCGTAAAGCACTATCGAGTCACCCGCGACGGCCGTACTTCTCAGGATCACCGAGTCTGCGTGTACCCCGTCAGACTCTCTCGGCGTATACTGATCGTTGTCGCCATTGGCTCCACGAACCTGCCATGACAACCCCGTCGCGTAGATATTGTCCGTGACCTCCAGTTCGACCGGATCAACCTTGAGAGCGTTCCAGGTGATCGACAAACTGTCGATTGAGGTAAAGTCCCCATCGAGGTTGTGCACGAAATCGACCAGCCGGACACTCGTCACCTGTCCTCCATACTTCGCCAGCGAGTCCGAGATCGTCGCCGCTCCGATATAGAACCACCGGTCGCCATACGACTGACCGATCCAGAGAGCATCCAGATTTCCGAAATTCGTGTTGGGAGACAATTGCGAACAGTAGGCGTCTTCGAGTGCCGTTGCGGTAACAGTAAAGCTCCACGACTGTGCGATCGCACCAGTCGCCAGTAGCAACCAGAGTATCAGCGTTCTTTTCATCATACCCTCACTTGCTCGTTCCTGTTTGCGTTGCTCGCGCTCCCACGGCTGTTTGCGATACGCGCGGTTCTACCGCCGTCTGCGCGGCGCGCGCGATTTTGTAACCCGAAGAAGGCAAGACGAATGTCGGAGCCATGTAGCTTAAATATCCCGCCTCGGCATCTGTTACTAAGATCGCACAACTGTCATTTGTGGCTGCGTCAGCGATCATCACAAGGAAACCTGTTGACCAGGTTGCCGTTGTACGGCTTCCACTCATCCATGCTGTGTCTGGATAGACATAGATGTATTGCGTTGTAGGAGGAGGACTGGTCTCCGGGTCGTACGTCCATTCGCCAGTGAGTTCTGCTAAGGCTCTATCTTCTCCTGAACCGCTCACAGCATTCATCTCGATAACATCGTCCGTCGCACTACCGGCTCCCGCAGTAGTGAACTTCATATCATAGTAAGCCGAATCCCAGCAACCGTGCGCGTTAGCCGAATACCTGCGTTTCATTGAATAAACCAACAGCGTGAAAGCTCCCTGACCTTCGGCTATCCCGATACTTAACTTCACCGGGAATGTCCCACCATTAAAAGCCCAGGTTATGCCAGCTTTATACGCCGTGTCGCTGGCAGACCAGACTTGACTTGACTCTGCCACGATAATCGCCCTCACCTGGTAGTTATCACGATTGGAGAGTGGCATTACGAGACTGCCTCCAGTTCCAATCGAATAAGAGGTTGTAGGCGTGCCTTGTTTGATAAGACCGCATTTGCTTGAAAACCCGAAGTTATACGTTTTCGTTGCGGCTCCGGCTATTGACCAGATCAGAATGAACCCGAGTAACAAACTTAGGCGTCTGATGTTCATTTGAAGTACCCCACAATGTCCCAGATCTTCGTCCACTGACCTGCCGAACCGTATGCTGTTATCAGTGTAATCACAACCTCCTCGCCTGAGTTGAAATCACCGTCATTCGAGAGATCGAAGACGAGGGGAGTTCGGGCGGTTGCCGCCTGATCCGTACTCGACGATGATTGACTGGTGGCGATCGTCACGCCTCTGTCAGCTGTGACTGCTATATCTACAGCGTCTATCTTCGATGTCCCCGCCGTCGCCGAACTGGTCGAGTAAAGAATCCGGATCGAATCACATTGCGTAATCCCACTTGGCAGCCAGAGGTCGAATTCCAGCGTATCGGAACCCGCCGCCAAAGAGGAATCTCTCACCAGGTACATCGCCTTTGTGTTCTTGTCAAATGCGGGTAGTGATGCGACGATGTTGTCCTCCAGAATATGATCCTGCGCGGCAACGGAGATGAAATGCAGTTCTTTCGTCGTCACTCCCATCGTGGCTATGTAAACCGAATCGGCGTTCACTGTCAGCCCCGTTGAGGTGCCCGCCACCACATTCAGCGTCACCGCTCCCGTTGTCCCGTCTCCGGTTCCCCCGTTACCAAGAGCGACCGACGAAATGTCTCCCGTCTCGGAGGTCAGGTATCCCTTGGCGTTTATCTCCGTCCAACTCGCCGTGTTTGTCGTGTCGTACTTCGTGCAGGAATCCGCCAGGGTAGCCGCGTCAACTTTCGTCGCAACGATCCTGTTCACCGCCCCAGTTCCCAAATCGGCATAACCAACCCCGCCGTCAGTGATCTTCGTCGAATCCACCGAGTTAGCCGCCATGTCTCCCAGTGCGACGGTTGCATCCAATATGTGTGTGCTCGTAATCCGTCCGGTGCCGATATCACCGGACCCGATTGCCCCGTCCTTGATCTTGGTCGAGTCTATGCGTTCGTTGGCGATTTTGTCGCCGGTTACAGAAGTGTCTCGCAGATCAGCGGAGCTCACCGCGCCGTCTGCGATCATCGTCGAGTCAATGTCGGTTTCGATCCCGTAGAAATCCCCGTTCCGCAGTGAATCCACAAACGCCGAGTCCAGTTCAATTCCCCACCAGACGACTTTGTCCCCATAGACGATCAGCGATACCGAATCAGGGTCTCCCAGCGTAAGAAATCCCGAGTCCGCCGGCATGATGTGATCCGCTCGGATCTTCCCTTTGAACCAGGTCGTGTCTACGAAGAAGATATAATCCCCACCGTACTTTCTGATGCTGTCAACGCCGATGGAAATCCAGTCGGAGTCAGAGCCGCCGCCTCCTGTACCGATGTCCGTCCAGGTCAGAAAATCGTTCGTGTACTGCATCTTGTTATCGGCGCGACTGAACCGGACACCTCCGCCCCAGCCACTGAATCGTGCTAATCCGTCCGATGAACTGTCGGCGTCAATCAGCAAATCGCCCGTGAGTTTGGTAACTTTATTCGAGTCTACCGACACCGTGTCCGAACCGATCGTGAAGATCAAATGCAGCGTGTCGCCGATCATGAATGACGTGCTGGGGGTATGAATCGCCCAGGGCGTCAGGGTCAAACTATCCGTCGTCCCGAGTCCGTGGATCACAATATACTGGTCGCCTAAAGGTCGTAGGTAATCACTCATGTCTGCCCACGCTGATGACCCTCCTCCGCCGCCAGTTGCTGTAGTCAATAGAGTATACCAGTTAGTCCCGTCCAATGTGATCTGCACCGAATCCTTTGCAACTCCACCCCACCGGGCACCCGCACCGTGTCCACCCAACCAAGCTGTCACGGCTCCCCCCGACGAGTCGTAATCAAAATAGATCACCGAATCCGAGAACTCCATTGCTCCGTTGGGACCGGAAATCGTCGTGACCGCGTTCAGAACCGGGACCCGGCCAGAGTCCGCTCGCAGAAACGGCGCCACCAATGCCGCCAACTTCGTCAGGAACAAACTGTCGTTCTCGATATAGCTGTACTTGGAGCTGTCCCCGCTGACATCCTTCTGGTACTTGACCTTGTTGACCGCGTTCGCCTGGCCGAATATGGGATTGAACACTCCCAGGGCGGCTGCCAGCACGATCATGCACAGTATCAGAAACAAAAAACCGGTGATCAGCCTCCAGAATTCCTCCGTACCGAATTGTTTGCTCATGGCTGCACCAACTGATGTAACGCCCAGAGCATCCAGATCGCCGCGGTGACTGCTGCCACGATTCCCGCCGCCACCAAACTTCTGCCCGTCTTCCACTTCATGAGAGTTTACTCACTTTCTTCAATACGCCGACATCAATTCGTAGATTACTCACCTGCTCGAGAAGCAACCGGGCTTGTTCCCGCAGCGTTGCTATCTCTCTCACCGTGGCAAGTGAAGTCCTGGAACCCAGGGTGTATCCAAGAGTGAATGCCGCGATCGCAGTCATTATCAGTGCGAGAGGCTCGACCATCGCTCACCTGTCGTACAGTTTCCTGATCTCGGAGACTATCAAGTCGGTACTGCTGTCCTGACCTTTCTCAATCGACTTCACCGCATCGAACAATTTCGCCTGAGTGCATCGCAAAGTGTCGATCTCGGCCTGCAGATACGGATGTACTCCCATCCAGGCGTCATTATGCGCCTTGATTTTGGCGTCTTGAGCCGCTCCGATCTTGGAGAAGATCGTCATGGTCGTCACAACCAGCGTCGCGATCATCGCCAGATTGCCCACCGATAGGCCAAACACCTTGAAATCATTCAGTACACGATTGATCTTCTTCAACGTCTCCTCCTCACTGGTATCCTGCGTGGTATACGTCCCCGTGCACCACGAAACTATCCCGCTTTCTTCACCTGAAACGCCTTGGTGCGTTTATCCCGTTCCTCTTCCTTCGCCTTCTTCTCCGCATCCTTCTCGGATTGCTCTTTATCTTTAATCGCCGTCACCCTGTCATAGAGTTGGTCAGTCAACCCAGCCCGATCGATCGATTCGCTCACTTTCTCCCACATCGCGCTGACGGCATCGATTTCCTCATCCGTCGCATACCGATCCTCAAGCGACTTCTGCAGATCCTTCCATTCTCCCCCGTTCCACATAAACTTCTCAACATCCGACTCCAAATCCTTGTCAACTTCGGGTGCCCCACCGCTTGCGGTGGGTTTCGTTTTCCCCTTCGCCCCCTCAAATATCTCCTTCCTCAGCCGTGTCCGCTCCTGCGCCGGCGTCTTGGCCGCCTTCTGCGGTCTCAGCAGTTCTCCGCCAACCGGGAATGCCCGAAATGCTCTGACGACCTTTTTGTTCTGAACGCCGGTGTCAATTCCCTTTTCTCGTTTCTGGAGATATTCTTGTCCGGCGTCGGTTCCGTACGGTCCGTTCCAGATCGCGCGAACCGATTCCTTGGTCCCGCTCACTGGAAACACCATCTTCCCGGAGGCGTCTTCCACTCCGCCCTTGGCTATGGCCTCGACCCCGTCCCAGATCCGGTTCATCTGTGTCCCGCCCGGGATCCCCACCAGACCGGTGGCGTACTTCATCAGCCATTTGCGTAACGGTGTCCATTTCCCTTTCCCAATCCCGTCGCTTAGTGCCTTCACAAATTCCGCTCCCGTCGCCACCGGGCTCGGCAATCCCCGCGAACTCGCCGACTTCCAGTCTTCGCCTTTGGCCGCTTCTACTAGCGGTCCAAACACCACGCCGTAGAACGGCACCCAGCTCGAGATATCCCACGGTTGTTTCTGATTGATGGTCGACCAGGCGTAGTTCAACGCTGTCGCTCCCGCCACAAACCGAAGCGCGATCCTCATCCGTTCGGCGGCTGTCGCCGGCGGTGTGCCGGTCTTTCCCGCAATCTCCCTCATTGTGTTGAACATCCCGAACGTGAAGGTCTGAAACGGTGCCACTCCCTTGACCGTCTTGCTTCTCAGGATTCCGGGGACATCCTCGTTGTTGAACAGATTCTGCGCGCGCTCACCCGCTTCCGAGGCAAACTCCCACAGTGCTTTGCCTGTCAACCCTCTCTTGGCGCCATCACGATATCCTGCCGAGATCGCAAAGCCGGTCATCCCTTTCTCGACCTGCTCGGAGAAGTAGTTGAAAGCGTCCTGCGCTTTCTCCAGTTTGCTCCGTTCCAGTCTCGCCGCCGAGGCCATCGCCTTATCGAAATCCTGGTACGCTGCCCGGCCACCGCGTTCGCTTTTGATCATGTACGAATAGGCATTGTCGAGCACTTCCTGCCGCCACTTCGGTTTGGTCACCCAGTCAAGAAGTCCTTGCGCGGAGTTCAAATACCCGTGCCACATCGTCGTGTTGACCACGTTGGCGGTCTGCATCACCGCGATCCACGGTGCATTGAGCGGAAATACGCTCCTGATGAGTCCACCTTTGTAAACTCCGAGCGACTTGATAATTGCCTTCGGCACCCGTTTATCCAGCCAATTCGGCGTTCCGGCGTAGACTTCCGATGTATACTCCTGAATCGCGCGCGCCGCATTCGGAAATCCCCGGGCATCGAGGAAATCGGCGTACGCCTTCGCATTCTGAATGATTGACGTGTGGAAGATGTCCTTGGCCGCCAGATCGAGGTAATGTTCCGCCAACGTCCCCGAATTCATTTCGCGCTCGTACTCTTCCAGACCGGCGTTGCGCGGCAGTTCGCGCGGGTTGAACGGCTTGTTCGGTTGGATAAACTCCGGCATCGGCGGTAGCGTCACTTCCGCTTCGCCTTTGCCCGTGACTTTCCCCTCGATGAAGTGTTTTGCCTTCGACCAAAACACTTCCTGCTGCAGTTCGTGGGGGCTGTAATAATCGTGGTATGGAATCTCCTTTTGACTTCTGGCACGACGCACGGGATTGATGAAGTCCAATATCAGCTCATCATACCACCCCCGCATCTTCTGTGCGTACCTGACGATATTGCCGACCTTCTCTTCAACTATCCGCGCTACTGCTTGCGTCGACAAATCCTGACCGGCCGTTCTGGCTTTCTCGATCGCTTCGGCGATCGGTTTATAGGCCGTCACGACCTCGTAGAAGCGCGAATCGGTCATCAGGTTGTCTAGTGACACATTCCCCTGATCTTTGCCAATCCGCTCAAGCACCCGGTTGGCGAATATCAGATCTTTGTCCGACAACTTCCCTCTGATCTGTTTTAATGACGCTTCTTCAGCGTAGAGAAACTCCATTTTCTGTCGCAGCATGTCGTGGTTGGCCCATAGCACGCCTTTACTGATCGGTCCCGCGCCCCCGGGAAGCGCCGCCTTCACTTCCGCCGGCAGTGCGCCGTCGATCTCTTCCATCAGTCGGAAAAACTCTTTGGTGCCGCCCAGCGGTCCTGCTTCGGCATCCTTGAAATGCTTGTAGAAAAGTGCCTCATCCGGCACGTAGGTTCCCGACTGTCTGATTCCCGGTAAGATGATCCCCCGTTGTTTGGCGATCATCTGGTATTCATCGATTGCCTTGTCCGGATCGACCTTGTTGAGCCGTCTCAGTCTGACCCGTTCTTCGGGAGTCATGACCGTTTCCGTCATCAGCCGTAGCGAGAGTTCCGATTTACGTCGAATCTCCGGCCGCAGTTTCTGTTGTCCCTTGATCTTGGTGGCGATTCCGCGCGACTGCGCCGCCAGCACAAACATCTCCCGGGCCTGCTCATTGATCTGTCGTTTGACCGCGGGATCCTTCAGTTGTTCCTTGCTGAACTGCTTCTCCGCATCGGCAATCATTTCCCCCATGAATTCCTTTGCCGGTTTTCCCAAATTCACCAGCGGCACCAATTCCCCCGACTCCAGCTTCTGCATCGGGACGCCCTCTTGCCACAGTTCGCCGAGCATCTCCTGCCAGGCCAGATCATGGATCCGCTTCCTGGCTTCCTTGCCCTTGGGTTGCTTTCCTTTGACCTCCGCCTTCACCTGTTCCTTCAGGTCCTTCAGCATTGAGTATTCGCGCGGCCGCATCTCCGGCGGGGCGCTGATGTTGTTGTAGTAGTCGATATGTTCCTTGACGATGTCGCGCGCTCGTACCCGGTGGAATTGCTCCTTGGCCTTCTCGTATATCTGCTTGAGATGATCTTCCTTCAGGTCCGGTTTCTCCCGAAGCATTTCCACGACCCACTCTTTGAACTCAATAGCCCCTTTCGCCATCTTAGCCGCACCGATTATGACCAGATCAGCCGTATTGGCAACAGCCTCAGCCGTCGCAGCAACGATATCGAACACCTTACCATTCTTGACCCGTTTCCTGATCCTGATCTTCGCATCGGTCTCCGCCATCGTCAACCGCTCCGTCACCGTCGGACGCTCTGGTTTGTCGGTTATGCCCAACCCAGCAGCGCGGTACGAATCGGCCATTTCCTTAGAACCACGCATCCGGGCATTCCGTCCTTCGGTCAGTTCCTTTGCTAATCTCAGGTCTTTCGCCGTATTCGCAAATGGCACAAGACGTGCTGGATCAATTTCTCCAGCACCGCCAGCGTACATACTGTGTGTAGGGTGTTCGGTCGTGATCCAAACATGATCTGGATTTTCCGGGTGGTATCCTTCGGGCGGTTTCCTAATGGCGGCATAACTTCCCGTGAGGTTGCCATTTTCGTCCTTTAGACGGTAATACTTCGTAACCTCCGTAGGAGCGGCTTTAGCCGCGACCTTCCCATACTTCGCCGCCAAATCCGGATAGTCCGCGAGCACTTCCGCCGGCACGGGTTTCCCTTCTTCCAGAGCTTTCTCGACGAGATGGCTATGAACGCGTTTATCTATGACATTGAGTTGGTTACGTTCCTGAAAGTTCAAATCGCTTGCTTTCTTGGAGGCCGCGCGAAATTCGGTCAATGTCATTCCCCAGGGCTGTTTAGGAAAAGTTGTTTCGACTGCCGCAGTCCGTGCCGCAACTACGTCAGCGGGATTCCCAGATATTGCTACTTCTGCTCTCGCTGGCACGGTCGCTGCGACAGTCGGACCAACTTCCTTCTTTACCAATCTCGGTTCCGGCGTCTGCCAGGCGTCCTGCATTGCCCCCTCAAAATCAACCTCCTTCGGCTGTTCCCCCGGCTTCCGGTTCAGGTCCTCCTCCGTCATTTTTTCCAGATCGACTACAATCTCCTCATTCGTCTTCGGCTTCCTCGCCCTCTTCGGCTTGACCGCCGCCGGCACTTCCTCGCGTAGGGGCGCAGCATGCTGCGCCCGCTGCTCCGCAGGAGCAACTTCCCTCTCCGCCTCAATCAACACATTCGTCCCCCGCTCTGGCGCCGGTTCCCCCGCGATCGCCCGCTCCTTGGCCGCAGCGACTTCCTCCAACGGTGTCACTTCCTTGAGCACTTCCTTGGGCGTCGCCACTTCGCTTTGTACCCCACCCAGCGGGTGGGTCTCTTCGGATCGAGCGGCCATCTCTGTTCCACGTGCCCCCCCCCTGGCTAGCCGCTGCTGTATTTCTTTTTTGATTCCTACCGCACTGAGTGCCCCCATGATCACAGGCACAAGTCTAGTCATATCTTGTGGCTCCGATTCGTCGAGGATCGCTTTTGCCCCTTGGTAGACCATCCCGGGAGCCGTAAACATCGTCGCCGTCTCACCCACATCTCCCCAGTCTCCCTCGCCACTGACCTCTTTTCTTGCGGCCCCGTATCCCCCGCCAGCTGCCAGCTCTGTCCCCAGTCTGCCGAGTATCTTCACCACGACATTCTTGCCAACCGTTGATTCCCCCAACGATGGGAAAATTTTCGTCGCAATTTTGATCGCGCCCTTTACCCCGGTGGAAGTCGTCCCGACCGATGTCGCCATCGGTGCCACTGCACCAGCCAAACTTCCAAGGACTCCAGCTTCCGGGTGTTCCTGCAGCAGTTTTATCTCGTTGGGAGTGAGGTCAAACGCCCCCAGCGTTACCTCATGCGTTAAGCCGGTTGCGAAGGCTTTTGCCTTCTCCTTGAATGGGGTGATATCCCCTTCTCTCGGTCCAATCGACGTTTGGCCTGGAGTCTCCATAGGCCGCACATCTCTAATGGCTGTACTGGCCGCCGGTGCGAGTTCCTCCGGCTTGCCCGTTGTTTGGACAAATTCTGTCTTCGGTAATCCGATCGTCGCGGTCGGTTCGTACGGTTGCTTTGATGCCACTTCCATTGAAAGGGGCGTCACTGAGACAGCCGTTGACGCCACCGCCGGTGCCTCCGTGAGGATTTGTTCCACCGTCTTCCCCGACACTTCCCGCCGCCGTTTTTCCTTCAGCTGTTGCCTGAGCGCCTCGACTTCAACCAGTTTGCCTCTGATCCCATCAAGTCGCGTCTCGTATTCCGCAACTGTCACTCTGCCGGTTCCTCACGGAGTTTCTTCAGGATCTCATCCAGCTGCCGCTCCTTTTCGTAGAGCGACATTTCCTTTTCCTTCGATATCTCCCCTGCCGGCGCCGCCTCCGGTTGACTTGCGGGTGTCCCACCCACCGCGGTGGGTTTCCTTTCTGGCAACACCGCAGCGGCTGGCCCTGTTGCTGGCCTCGCCGTCGCGGTTTCCAATTTTGCACCAAGCGGATTCGCATTCGGGTCAATCGGCATCTCAAAATCCCCCGGCTGACTCCAATCCGCGATGATGCTATCCGCTACTAGCGGATTCTTCTTGCCATACACGCTCTGCAAAAACTTGATAGCCGCCTTCCGCTCGTCCGGTTCTAACTCCATGATCCGAACTGCACTTGCATGGGCCTTCTCAGCCGGTACGCGCTCTCCAATAAGCTTCGCCTCTATGGCCTGAGCCGATGCCTTTTGTCCCTTGATATGTGCTAATGCCGCATCGATCATTTCCTGAGCACTGGGCGGCTTATCCCTGTCCAGTACCTTCTCCCCCTTCACTTCTTCCGGCTTGACCCCGTAGACCTCGGCCTTTGCAATCAGTGTCGGATCGGCTTTCTTTGCCGCCTCCCAGCCTCCGAGTTCCGCGATCTTGTCCTTGTATTCCGCCGCCTTGTCGCTCTTCGCCGGTGTCGCAGCCGTCTTCCGGGCTGCATCGACTACCGCCTGTGCCCTCGTGAGTCCCTCGGACGTACCCAGCGCACTCAGAGCCAACGCCCGCGATTTCGTTGCCGGATCCAGACTCGCATCGGCGTTGACATCAGCCTCAAACGCCGCCTTCTGCCGGTTGATCGCATCCTGGTTGGCTTTTTCCGTTTGCTTGGTCAGATCGGCCGCATCTTCCTTTTCGGCCTTTCGCCTCCGCTCATCCTGTTGCTGGTCCAACAATGAGCGATTCGCGAAACCCTGCTCCTGAAGCTGCTTCTGTACCTTATCGTGCAACGATTCCATATAGGCATCGGAGAATCGATTTGTGCGGGCAAATCCCTGAGCAATTCCCATCTTAGACATCTTCTATTACCCTTTCCCTCCGAGCGCACCACCAACAACTGTCGCACCCATTCCCAATATCTGTCCGATGAAGTCCATCGTCTCGGATCCCTGCAGTGCTTCCTCAAGCTGGTATTTCTTGAGCAACATCTCCATGTCGGCTGTGATCTGGATTCGCTGACTCAGCAACCCGTAGATGAGCGTTCCGAGTGTCTTCTGTTGGTCGTTCGTGAACCCGGCGTTCTGCAGATCCTGCTCGACCTTCAGTCCCTGAATCTTGTAAGCCGCATCCTGATCACCCTGAGCGGCATCTTGTTCAAGATTGGCGATCTCAGCATTTCTGGTGTCGGTCTGTTTGGTCTGCTCCTGCGCGGCCGTGATCGACTCTTTGATCTGGTTGAACTCAAGTTCCGCCTCGGCCTGAGTCGCTCCCGATTGAGCGATTCGTTCCTTGAGATCCCGGTCAAATCCCGCTTCGTCGAATCCCTTGTCCGTCTGATACTTCTCAAGCGACATGTTGTAGGCCTGCAGATTCTGATCGATCTGCTGCCCCGCCGCCGTCAACTGGCCTTCCTGGAAAAGCGCCTTGCTCTTGTAATCGATTTCCGCCTGTGCCTGCGCCGTTTCCGCCGTGATCTCCGTTGCCGCCGTCTGTCCCGTGATCGTCTGCCCGCGCGCCGCCACCAGCCGATCCGCTTCCTGTTTCGAAAGTCCCGTCAAAGTCGACAGCGAATTCTGGAATCCGGTCTCGTCGTTGGCCATCTTTTCTTTGAGCAGATCAGCCACGATTGTCTGTTTGTCGGCCAGTGCCTTCTGACGCAGTTCCGCGACCTGTTGAACCACCACTCCCTCGGCCAGACCGGAGGCGGCCGCATCATGCTGCAGCGCGCTGATATCCGCCTGCAGTTGTGATTCGATCTGCGAGAACTTCCCGGCCGTCAGGGCGTCAATGTCCTCGCTGGTAAATCCTCCCGGCTCTTGCAACCGTTTGGCCGCCGCCTGAAGCGCCAGCTGGGTCGCCTGATCACCGGCAGCCGATTGCGTCGCCGAGGCCAGTGCTTCGCTGATCTTCGAGGTGTCACCGCCGCCGACGGTGATATTCTCTTTGGTCACTTCCGGGGTGGCCACGTTCTGGTAGGCGTGGAGTTCATCGGCCGTCGCCTGATACTGATTGTTCCCAAGCGAAAAATCGGGGTTCTCGTTGAAGTAACTCAGATAGTCATTGATGATGTCCGTTGCGTCCTTGCCGTTTTTCATCGCGTCAATGGCTTCGCGGTACATCTCGTTTTTCAGCGTCTCCGGCAGATCCTCGATCTTGTATCCCGACTGTGCCGCCTGGCTGTCGAACATCTCGTTCAGTCGGTCTTCATATTGTCCTTGCTCGTTGTAGGTCGTAGTCAGATTCTGTGCTTCAGCCGACCAGTCACGGAGAACGGCCAATCCGGTGTCATTGCCAAGGAAGAAACTGTCGCCTGCCGCGTTTGTGAACGTGCCATCACCCTTGGCCGTCCATCCGGCCTGCTCCAGCATATCGTTTAGCTGCTGTCCTGACGGCATTTGGTAGTTGTTCTGCGTCATCCAGTTGAGAATTACGTCGGATGCCGTATCGGGCAGTCCACCCTTATCTTTGAGCTGTGACCTGGCGTTGCCCGTGCGGGTGGCAAGTGTCTCGTTATATTCCTGTTGCTTTTGTCCCGTTGCCGTCGTTGTGCCCGTCGTTTCGGCTTCCGGAATCGTTGTCGGTGCCGGCGAGGATGTCTCTCCTTGCGCCGTAGTCGGAGCCGCCACCTTTGCTGTAGGAGCGACTTCAGTCGCGGCCGTCGTGGCTGTCGTCGCTGGCGTCGCCGCGACCTGCTTCTGCATGGACTGAACGAGAGACTGATATTGAGCGGTAAGCGTGTTGAGTTTGCCCATGTCCCCGGCTTCGCGTGCTGTCTGCATCTGAGTAGCCAGAGTGGCCAACTGCTGCGACTGTGCATCCACGTTTACTGGCGTTGTGGTTGTGCTGGTCGGAGTTTCCGCTTGTGGTCCTCTGATGCCGGTGGTATCGATTGTGGTCGTCGTCCCCGTCGGCGTAACATTTCGTTTCAGCCTTCGTCTTACCGCAAACGCCCCGCTGCGTCGTTGTCCGCCTGCCATCGTTCCCGCTGCCGGATATTGCTGCGTTAACTGGTTCGGATCTTTGGTCAGTGCCGTTTGCGCATCGGTTTTTTGCGTACTAACCGCATTCACGTCGCCTGCCTGATCGATCAAAGACTTCTTCTTTTTCGTCGCAACAAATACCGCCATCTTCACTCCCTTCCCAACATACATCCGGCCGTGATCACCTGAATCCTGACCGAGTCATCCGTTCCCCCCATGTCGATCACAAACGTCGAATCGGTCAGTGCCACCGCCGTCAATCCGAACGATGTCGGTGCCGTGCCGTACCAGACCATCGGCCAGGGGCAAATCTGAAAATCGTCGTCCGTATACGGTTGCGGCAGGGTCACCGTGTCGACGTCGTTCACCACGACTTCGAACCGCTGCACCGCGTTGGTGTCGATCGCGATCCGCTGCGAGTTTGTCACGAACTGTATGCGTTCCTGATTGCGATTCATCTTGAGTCGCAGTCCCGTGCCGCTGTCCTGCGGGTTATATTCCTCGAGCGAGGTCGGCTGCAGAGCCGCATAGACCGTCGCGAACAGCACCAGCCCCATGAAAGTGAACAGAATCACATCCCAGATCCGCGACCGCTGTCTCACCTCTCACCTCCCACGATCACCTTCACCTTTATGGTTGGCACTTTCAGCCCCGAGGCATTGCTGAACTCCGCGTCAAGTCTGATCGCCTGCCCGGAGAAATATCCCGCCGGCAGCCGTAGATTCTTGCGATTCCAACCCGAACTGATTGCAAACGGCACCGCCATGGTGGAACTCGACGCCAGACTCCCATTCACGACCCTCAGGCATCTGCCCGTTAACGTCCCTGTCGATGTGTCTGGCGCCGAATATCCAAACGTGTATTCCAGCAGCCTCTTGCTGTTCAGCGGAACTCCGAAATCGAGGTAGGCGGTTTTCAGGTTCGCCGCGAACCGAGTTCCTGCGTCAGTTCTTCCCCCACGAACCAGCACCCGACTGGAATCCGCACCACCGGCCAGAAACCGCACGCTGTCGGAAATCGTCACGTCCCCGTTGTAGGCATAAGATCCCGCGTGAAACGTCTGCGGCCACCACGATCCCGTTCCCCGATGATAGTACAGCGTTACGTTATTGACCGCCGAGCCTTTGGTCGGAAACGAGATCGCGATCATGTCATTCTCCGCGTCGTAACCGGTCGCGATTTTGTCCAGTTGATTCCAGTCCAGCGAGTCCAGGAAATAGGAAGCTACGGGCTGTGAGATCAGCGTCGGAGCCTCTCCTGACGTCTCCCAATACCCATCTGCGGACAGCCCGTAGTGCACGCCATCGATATTGATGAAGCTCTTCTGAGCTACGCAGCCGCGAAATCCGTCCAGATATTGATGCTGGTATACCCCTGATCCGGCATAGGTGACCCCGTACCGGCTCGTTGCCGTGTAGATGATCTCATCCGATCCCTGCTCGCCGCCGCAGACAATCGGATTTCCCGATTCGATCACCATCACATGGCTCGACAGGAAACTGTCCGGCATATTGGGCTCGGAATAGTAGAGATGGTCCGGCGTCTCGTCTCGGCGCTCGAAAACGGTCTTGTTATGCACCGTCGCCCAGCCGATTCCCACGGTAAGTTTGCTCACGTCCTTCTTCATCCGGAACATGGCTATCCGGCAGGTGTCGTGATCGTGAAATCCAGCCGCGTCCGAGGCCACGTAAATGCAGGAATCCGCCGTCACGTAACCGCCGGCGACTGGATAGCAGGTCAGAGCGTCCCGATTGGTCGTCGCCGTCGAATCGAAATAGTTTACGGCCACGTCGACGCACGCCTGGTACGGCGTGGAGTCGTTCGGCACGAACGTCGTCGGAAATGTTCCGGAGTAAGTCCGGTTCTGTGACCAGAAACCGTATCCCGACTGAGCATTTTTCAGCAGATCAAGGCCGATACCGCTCGAATTGCACCAGACCACGAAGCAGTATTGCGTGTTGCCAAGCAGGTCGACCGGATCGGCGAAGGTCAACTCCACGGCACTCGCCGCTAGTGAGGCCAGTGCCGTGGTTGTGGTATCGACAAGGGTTCTGCCCGCGGTGTAAATCGCCCCTTTGACCTGGTTGGCCGTATTGTTCAGGCCGTAGAACTTGAACGTCATCGAAGAGACTTTGACCGCCGGCTTATCCGGGGTGGTAAATCTCGACCCGCGAATGACGTTCACGATTGTCGCATACGTGGCGCCACTGCGCGTTCCCCCTCCCATCGTTGTCGTTGTCACTGACGGGCTGACGAACCAGTCGCCGGTGCCGTATGCCATTGTGTCCGGCATCGACCGCAGCCAGATTTTCAGGTAGGTCGCCTCGGCGCCGTTGCAGGTCGACCACTCAGTCGAGTCCTGCAGGCACCGCTGGATGCTGTCAACGGTGATGAATTCCAGCGTGGTCGAGTCGTACTTCAAATCCTCGATCGTGAAATACTCCGCCGCGCCGGCGCCGACCGAGTCCGGCATAAACGCGGCTCCCCGGGTGTAGATCAGTCCGGAGGCCGATGTTTGTATCGGATACGGCATGTAGAAGGCATGTCCCGCCGGAATCGGATTATGTGCCACGCACGATTTCGGGTCGGTTGTCAGTCGCAGAAACTTTCCTGCGTAGTTGCTCCCCGTGAATGAACTCGCCGTGAATCGCAGTGTCGGATTGTTGGAATTCCAGCAGCTGCGCGCCACGTACGGCGTCGTCATTTGCCAGCGCTCCGCCGTCAGCGGGTCGGTGATCACCACCGAATCCGGCTTGTTGAAGTAGAACTTGCCCGTGTTGGTATAGAACCAGAGATTGTTCGAGACCGGCAACGCCTGTCTCACCTCGATGGCTTGCAGATCGATGTTGTACGCTTCGCAAGTCATCGTCGTCGAGAACGCCACCGTCACGTAGATCAGCGTATCGTCCAGCACGAAGTCGATTATCCGGTTCGTGTCCCCGACCGTGATTGTCCACTCTTCTCCCGTTCCGATCAAAGACCGCACCTTGGCTTCGCCGACGGTGTCGATGTCCACGATCTTGCTTCCCGCGGTCGTATTCGCGCAACCGCGACTGACTCTGCCGTAGTTGATCGCCACGGAAGTGTCGGTCAGGTTGCGCCGACACCACAGTTTTTTGCCGTCCGAGTAGAAGAGGTATTTCTGCCCCGTCGTGTTCCGGAAGATCTGCATCCATTTGGTCGAATTACCGGAGAGCGGCTCGACGTACTGGTAAAATCCCTGCCGTGCTTCGAGCTGGTTGTCGTGCCAGATGAAGTTGCTTGCCGCTTGAAGTTGATTCGCCGGCAGTTGCGACGAATCCGTTGTGATATTGACTCCTCCCGACCACGGTCCGAGATCAGCCGTCTGTTCCGACTCCGGCCTCATCCCCAACACGACTGCCGCCATCACCAACATTCCGACCATCGCCAGGAATCCTTTTCTGCGGGTGCATCTATTCCTCACACCGCCATCCGTTCCTGCCGGAGAATCGCATCAATCTCCTTCTGCCGCATCTTCAGGTATTCGGGATTCAGGTCGATCCCGATAAAACTGCGATTGAGTCTTGCCGCCACCAATCCGACCGTACAGGTTCCGGCAAACGGGTCAAGCACCACACCACCTTCAGGACATCCCGCAAGGATGCACGGTTCGACAAGTTTCTCCGGGAACGTCGCAAAGTGCGCTTCCTTCATCGCCTGCGTGGCAATAGTCCAAACCGACCGCTTGTTGCGCTTGCCGTCTGGCCGGTTCAGCGAATTGCCGTTGTGAGTTTGGAATCCCGTGCCATCGCTGCCATTATTCGTACCGTCGCGTTTGCGTTGCTTCCGCTCACTCGAATGCTGCGGGTCTCGGTCTTGGTGAAAGTGGCTGTTGCGACCTTCCTTTTTGTAGACGGCCTTCATTGCGCCGTTTGTCTTACCGTGCACCCGATCCGACCCAACTTGACCGTCAACATCTTGCGATAGGCGAATGATACTCGAATCAGTAAGCCGTTCCGCGATCGCATCCGCGTCGTAGTAATACTTCGCGCTCTTCGACATCAGGAACACATATTCGTGGCTCTTCGTCGGCCTGTCGGTCACTGACTCCGGCATCGGGTTCGGTTTCGCCCAAATAATATCCATCCGCAACCACCAACCATCCGCCTGCAACGCCAGCGCCATCCGCGCCGGTATCATGCACAAGTCTTTCGGCTTGAGACCCATCGGCGGTTTGACCCATGCGTTCCCGATTGCACCTTGTTCGATAAGATTCTTGCTCAGGGACTTCGTATTCACCAAGCGTCCGGCCATCGCTCCACGGTTCGTGCCCTGCTTGGTATTTTCCTGTCCTTCACCTCGAGTTCCATCAGCATCACGTCCGCGTCCAGAACCGGCGTACGAATCCCCCAGATTCAACCACAACGTCCCGTCCTTGCGCAACACCCGCCTGACCTCACGGAATCCGGCAACGATCTTCGCAACGTATTCCTCCGGCGTCTTTTCGAGTCCGATTTGCCCAGCAATGCCGTAGTCTCGCAGCCCCCAGTACGGCGGACTCGTCACCACGCAGTTGACAGACTCGTCGGGAAGCGTCTTCAGCACTTGCACCCAGTCTCCGCAATGGAGCTCAATCACTTTCCCGCCTCCACCTTTCTCGCGTACCGCTCCACAAAATACCCCGCCATGCTGCTCAGGTTCGTCAGCGCTGCCGTCTCTTCCGTGATTGTCAGATTGGCCGAGTTCAGAATCCACTCGGCTAATTTGACCACCGCGAAATCACAATACTCGGGCAAATCGCAGGTCTGGCTGTCGCTCGTCAGTGGTGTGGGATAGGCGCAATAATCCAGTCGCAAGTCGTGACCCGTTACCTCGCCCAGCATGGGATTGATCTTAAGCGAATCCCCAAACACCGAAAATTCCGTCACAAAATCGACCCTGGATTGATCGGTATTGGTCCCGGCCGTTTCCCCCGCCAATTCGGCTCCCGGTTTTTTCACACTGGGAAATTCCTGGGCATCGCGGTACGTCACTCGGTCGTAACCGTTGGCGTTCGGCCTGATCAGATACAGTGCCCGCGGCGCGATGAACCGGTACGGCAGTTTGTAGCAGACGCTCGCCGTGAGAGTGTAGGTCGTCTCCCGTTGCACTGCGCAGGTGGCCGCTGCGATTTCTCTCTGCGCGACATTCATGGCGACGCGGATCTGCGCGTTCGTATGAGGACTCGCTCCCAGAGTCGAGTCCGGATTGGCGCTGATCAATCGGTAAAGCTCGATCCAATCACCGCAGGTAGCGCATTGTCCCGACATCGACCACGCGCCGAGCGCTACTACTACAGCCGTGACCAGCCATCGCCATGTTGATTTCATAATTCCTGTCCATCTGCTCTTCGTTGATTTGCGGTTCGCGCGGCAGTCCGATTTCCGGAATCCAGCGTTCCTTCGCCGCCACCAATGCCTCTATCCAGTCCTGCAATGCCGCCTGCTTTTCCTGCGCACTCGGATGAAACCGCCAGATCATCTTGGCGGCGATTACATCGATCATATCACCGGGCAAAACCGCCAGCGGGTCCGACGAATCGATGATCCGCTTGAACCGGTAGAAAATCTCTTTGCCGGTCTCCATTGGCGTGCCGTAAAATGTTGCGATCGGGTGCTTATTCAAATATCCCTTGATCGTCCATTTCAACACCGCCACGTTCTGAGCGTTATCGGCATCATAGAAGCGAGCGAATTCCTCCGAGTCGCAATAATGCCCCTTGGTGAAATCCTCACCGTCGTAAGACAGATAGATGATCTTCCCGCAGTTGTTGTTGTTCCCCGAGAGCGTGTAGGTCGCTATCGTCGCCACGGTTCTGTCCGTTTTTTCATCTTCGAGAAATTTCCAGTCCTCGGCCATCAGACGCTGTGCGTACGACAAAATCGCGAACTTCACCGCTTGTTCAGATGGTCTTTGCAAATCTCCGGTCTTGGTATTCACCGTCCGGCATGCCTCACATACCAGAGCGACCAACTGTTCAACTACCTGCGCCATCTTCTATCTCTCGTATCGTACGGGCGCACGGTGTGCGCCCGCTACTGTTCATTCCCTTCTTGAGAGGGCTTTGGGGTGTGTTACTTCGCGAAACTCCCGACGTTCGCCGGTCCCGATTGCACGAAACCAACCACGGGATGCGTTGTCTCGTACTCCTTGATCGCCGCGAACAACTTCTTGGCTTCCGGATCCTCCGGATTGCTCAACGCCATCGAGACGACCTTGGTGGTGCGGTCGACAACGCCCTTCTCCGCTCGAGCGCCGTCGAACTGCGCCTGGGTCAGATACTCGTACTTTCCGGGGTGAAAGTTCAGGTCTTCGTCGATCTTCGCCTTGATGATTCCCAATACCAGTTCCTTGCTGCCGTAGTGAGACAGCACTGTCGGCTTGGGACTCCAATACTGCGAATGGAACATCGGGTTACCCCGCGCGTCCTTGAAATCATCCGGAAAGATGATCTCAATCCCGGGAGTCCTGGCGCCGGTCGTCTTATTGACATCCGGCGGTATGATCGTCCGACGTCCGGAACCCATACCGACCGCTTTGACAATCAACTCCGCAATCGGTTCCACTTTCGTCGGCGCCTCCGCCTGATCCGTTGCTTCCGCCTGGCGACTGATTTCCTCGTCGTAAGTCGGTTGCAACACATCGATGCGTTCCTGCAACTGCTCTTCCGTGCATCCGGTAAGCACGTCTTCGGCGACCTGCAGCCCGAGCACCCTGCACATCCTCACATATTCCTTGACCAACTCCTGAAGCGATGTCAATCCGCCATCTTCAGCGTCGGTCTTGGCTTTGTTCTTCGCCATATCTCTTCACTCTCATTCCCCTCTTGAGAGGGGTTAGCGGTATATCTTCTTTTCAAATCCCGGCCACCCTTTCCGATGGCCGGGCAAATGTGCATCTATTGACCTCAGTCCGGGCGTTAAGCCGCTACGTCCTGAATTCCTTCGACAAACAACTGCGCTTCCTGATGCGGCATGATCATCGTCTGCAGACCTTTCATCTGCACGATCTTTGCCGAAGCGCCATCACCCGGAGTTACCTCCTCGACGCGATTCGGATGAACCTGCAGAATCTGCGGCGAGTAATCCTCCCCGTCCTCGGTGCCCAGATCGAGACCGATCATCATTTCACCGCGGGTCGGCGTGCCGACATCCGGCACATCGAGCGATGAATCGTAAATGACCGAGATCGTCTTGCCGGGCGCCACTTCCCAGTTGTCGAGTATGAGGTTGAACTTCGTCTCCTGACTCGACATGATCACTTTGGCGTTTTTCCAGAGGCCGAAGCCCTTGGAGAGTTCCTTGCCGCAGGCAAGCAGCAACTGCTTCGAGTGGCTGCGGAACGCCCAGTCGGTGATGATGTCGTAGAACAGGCTGAAGGTCATCGTTCCGGAGACGTCACGGCAACAATCCTGCGGAGCGTTGTCTCGCATATCCTGAATGAACCCGCGCATCACCGGAGCTCCAGCAGTAGCCGAACTGCCGGCGCCGCCGATATAGCTCGAATTGGAATGGTCGACCGTTCCCGACACGAGCCTGCCGTGCAGGAACATTCTGGCTTCTTCCTGTTTGAACTGCTCCAGGTCCTGCCGCATCAGACGGTCCCACGCATTCGAGTGGTACATCTTCATCAGCATGGCCCAGTCGGTCGCCATAGTCGTACGTCTGTGTCCCCAGAGCAGGTTGTACGCCCACTCGCTCTTGACGTACTTCACGTCGACCATCTTCATGCCGTCCGAATCGATTGTCGCCAGACGTTGCAGGGTATCGCCTACCATGCCGGCCTGAAGCGCCGTTACTCCGAACGGTTTGACCACCGACAAAGCATCGGAGGCCGGAGTTGCGATCACCAGGAAGTTGTCCAGGTTGCGCTCGTTGCGCCACAACTCCATCCGGCCGAAATACTCAGAGTGATCGACATCGATTGCGGTAGCTGCCGCGGCGTAAGCGGTTCTCACGCGATCAAACTGCGGCAGTTGCTTTTGGAATTCGTACTCGACTTTGTAGTCTTTGCCGAACTCCACGGTTCTCACCCGCGTGCGGATTTGCTTCAGTATGTTAAGCGCTGCACCGTACGGTTCGTCGATGTTGTACATTGCCGCTTCAATCGTCGGTTTTCCCGCCGCCGATAAATCCGATTCGTGCGGGACCGTTGCCGATACATACCCATCGGCTGGGGCTAAACTTGTAGGCATCTCACTTCCTCACTTCTTCACAATTCCAGGTCAAGCCTACTTGGAGCTTGACCCCACCCGATTCCCCTCTTGAGAGGGGTTACGGGTGCGTCCCAGATCAGCCTGCCTTTCTTGGTTTGGAGAACTTGTCAATCGTCGACTGAAGTTGCCGTTGACTCGGAGTCAACTGCGACTTCCCACCGTCATCACCTCCCGGCACGTCCGTACCACCTCCGCCACCCGGCAGAAGTTTGTTCAACTTCGCGACTCCCGCCTTGTAACCCTGATCGTATCCGGCTTTATGTGCCTTGTCGATCAGAACGTGCTGGTGCCGTCCGGCGAGCACATCCATTGCTAGTTGCTTCTGGTCGGCGATATCAAGGCTTCCATACCTGGCGCCTGGCTTGAGCTCATTAGAGACGATGGTGCGGGCATATTCATCGAGAAGTTCGAAAATCTCGTTCGTCTCATCATACGGTACGCCCAATTCCTTCTTCGCGTACTCTCGAACTTCGTCTTCGGTATCATTTACGAGAATGGTATCGCGAACCCGCTGTTCGATTTCCTGTTCGGATAGGGCGCCCTCCGGCTTGCCCGAAGCGTCAACGATCGGTTTCCCATCCTTACCCACCTGCGGCTTTGCGCCGTCATCATCACCTGCGTCGGACGCTCTGGACTTGCCGGAACGCATTGCACCGGTCCTGCGGTACTTCTCGCGATCCTGCAGACGATTCTGATAGTGGTCGCGTTCTTTCTCCGCCTTCTCCGCCCGTGCTTTCCATTCTTCGAGCGTCAGCTCTCCATCGGCTGATCCACTTCCCTTGCCACCGTCTTGACCGGCCTTTGCGGCTGGTCCGCGATCAGTGGCGCTTGCGCCCTGACCTCCAGGTTCCGATCCAGTTTTACCTGTCGGGTCTCCCCCGGACTCTGCGGCATTGTTTTGGTTCAAGTCTTCTGGCATCGATTACTTTCCTTTACTGTTAAGCCACTGTGTAAATCTCTCTCGCAAGTCCTTCAACCTGCCGAGCCACGTTTCTCTGTTAGTGTCGCTGGCCAGCTGTTCCGCTTCGGTCCAAAGCCAGCGTAACGTTCGCGAGCGCTCCCGGAGCATGATTGCGCGTTCTTGCACTTCCGGTCGATGCAGGTTGTTCAGTCCCATCCAGATTTCAAAGCAGTGCCTGGCTTCCTGTTCGCACAACTCCTTGAGAATTTGCCACCGCGGATAGGTATCTATCAGCGTGCGCATTTCCTCCCAGAGTTTCAGATGCGCTTCGTACCCCTGACCCTCCGCCAGAAACGCACTCTCCGTCTGTGCGTCGTCCACCTGCTGTGTGTCAACCGGTCGCGGCATCGTCCCGCCTTACTCCTGGAAACTCGTCGATAGAGGTCCGGATGTTAGTCGCGCCACCATTCTACCCTGATAGTCAAGGAACATCACGTCAGTCCGGACCGTAATGGTTTGAATCGCTGTGCCGGCCGCATCGCCAAAGATCATCAGGTTCACCTGTCCGTACTGAAATTGGTAGAGCGAATCAAGCGGATAGTCTTTGTAGACCGCGCTCCCCGCAGTTGATGTCAAGCACTTCTGTGAATCAGCCACTATGCAATTCAGTCCGTCATCAGTCAAACGAATCCGCTGATAAAATGAATCGATGTCGGTATCGGCGATAATAATCCGACTCGACACGATCATTCGTGTGGCCCCCATTTTCCGATACTGGTCTAGATCGACAAACCGTGGACCCGCCCACGAAGTCACCAGCGTATCCATGTTCACCCAGGCCGACTCAGCACTTACCAGTACCGCAGGCTTCGGTATCGTTCGCGTCATACGACACCCCCCCGCGCCAAACAACTCCGGCGACACGAACACCACCACCGACAGCACCAGCAGCAACAGCACCACCAACACTCCAAATGTCCTTTTCATCTCCTCTTCTCCTTCTTCCCTGCCAGGAACCCTTTCCTGACGCTATTTTGGTTCTATTCTCCTGTGGTCTTTTTCACCACTCTGAATCCAACACTCGTATAGGTCCCGTACGCTGCCGGCAGCGAATTGGAATCGGTCACCGTTATCACCGCCTGGTAGCGACTGCATAAATGTCCCCCTAGTGCGATTGCCGTATCTGCATCCGCCAGTTGCGGAAAATGCGTCCAATTAGCGAGATCATCGGTCGTATCGGCGGTGGTCAAACTGCAAACCGGAACCCGCCTGCCAGTGTCGCTGCCGACGCATTGGGTATAAATCACAATCTTCGCCATCGTCGAATCGAGATTGGAAAAGCTGAAGCAGCGCAGAAAGAAACTGTTGAGCAGCCCGTTCGGGTCTTCCTTCCAGGGCGACACCCAGACCGTATCCGTGATGTTCCCGCCGCGCCAGACTGTATAAGTCCAACCGGTCAATTCATGCGATGACTCATCGTGCGTGGATACCGTATCCGGTTTCGCCGCCCAGGCCGAATCCAAGGTCGTCTTGATCGTATCGTGGTAGAACGTAAAGGTCGCGTGCAGTCCAGCTACGTCATACGGCAGCGCTTCCAGTAACACAAATTCCGAATCGTTCGTCGCACTCTCCATAGCCACCGTGAAGTCGTTATCGCCGGAATCCACGTCAACGGTCGCGCTATCCCAACCCTTGTTTCCGTACAGGTTCGCCCGTGGGAAAATGACCGGATTCCACGACGTGGCGATGTTCGAATCATTGTCCGAGAAAGTTCCAGTGTCGCTCCACGCCGCCGTATCAAACCAGATCGCCTGACCGGCGCCCGTACCCCCTTCAAATCCCCGGAAATCCGCATCATCAACCCTGACAATGACCGCTCCCGAATCACCGTCCGTCACCGTTCCCGTCATATAGTCGATGCAGGTGTCGGTCAACTCCAGCATGACTACTTTCTCAAACAGGATTACTTCACGCCCGGAACCACCAAGTGCCGCCAAGGCGATTATCCCCCAGATCAGGACCAGTATCAAATACATCCACGTTCTCGTCTTCATCTTCCCATCTCCTCGTTATCTATTCGTGCGTGGCGTATGTCCCCGTGCGCCACCTATCTTCTCGTATCCAATCACGCTGCCATTCCCGCCGTTCCTGCGGTCACCGTACTCGCCCCCATCGGCACCAGATTTCCCACAATCGGGGGTTTGGCTACGGGCGACATTCCCGGAAGTTGTTCCGGTTGCGGTTGCGGCTTTAACAAATCCGCTGCTTTCTCCATGAACTGACTATCCCAGGCATTCGAATCCTTCATCGTTTGTTCCATCATCATCATCAGCATTTCAGGGGGCAGGAATCCCGCTCCGGCCTGAATCTGCGCCAGCCGTTCATTTTTCTTCGCTTCTTCTCCTCCCAGAAGCGCCGATCCGCGCAGTCGCACCAAAGCACCCCCCGGTAGATCACTCGGAGTTTTGCGCAGGAATTTCTTGGCGTCTTTTCCGAAGTACCGTTGCCGCATCTCTTCGGTCATGTTTTCGCCGTTGATCTTGTAGGCGTGTTGCGCGAGCACTTCCAACCCCACTTGTTCGGCCAACGCCATTTTCACCGCAAACCGTTTCTCCGTCTGTTCAAGCATCTTGCGGATTTCGTACGCGGTGGGGTCCCCCTGTGTCTCCGAGCCCTGCGCAGTCTGTCCTCTCCCCACCGTCTCGTTGTAATGGTTCACCAGTTCTTCCCGAATCCGGTAGGAGTCCGCCGACTGCGGATGCGGTGCCAATTGATGCACCAACTGTTCCCAGTCTCCACCGACCTTTAGGAGCATATCACTCGTGATCGGTATTCTCGCACCCGCTACCGTATTGAGAATGTTGAAGTTGGGGAAAGCGTCCCTGTTGTAGAGCAGAACCTGATCCAGCCGTTGCCGGTCGGCGCGCAACGCAATCGACAGGGAATCGTCGATGTAATACGCCAGTTGTTCGACTCCCATTACGTCCGAGATTCCCATCAGGCGATTCGATACCGGATCCTGGCTGTTGATCAGCGCCGCGTAAGGGACGAAATACTCCCGGGAACTCCCGCTGGTCTGTTTGTGGATCAAAGTTTCGCCGTCAAGCAGGATATATTTCGTCAAAGTCAGCGGGCAGTACATGATCACTAAGACACAGGCGTCGTCATCAAGCCCTTTGCCGCGCGAATCGAGTTCGCTTAGAAGCACGTTCCCCAAACTCTGCGAGCTGTCGCGGTATGAACTTAGTTGCTTGATATCCTCGACCTTGGTCGCCTTGCCGTCGATTTCAAACATCTCGGCCTTGATCATTCGGAGCACTTCAGTCCGCGAGCAGGGATACTTCTCGATAAACCAGCGCATCTCGCCGGTGCTCTCTTTCATCGGGTCCCAATAGCACGCCCAGAACGGTATCTCCCGGATGCGTAGCCCTTCGTCAACCCACTGATCTTCAACTTTGCTCTCGCCCCCCATCCATTTGCCGATCCGATTTATTCCCTTGCGGGTCTCGCGTCGGGGTTCCATCTGCCATTCCGCGGTCAGAAATGATGTGCCATCGAGGTGACACATCTTCATTCCCTTGGCCAGACGCGGGAACCACTTGTGCTGTCGCGACTGGATATCCAGTGCCTTAGTCATCAGTTCCGCGTTCTTTGCCCAAAGGGGATTTTCCGGGTAAAGCGGCATATAAGGCGTCGAAGAGAAAAGCGCCCCCACGCTCTGCGCTGCGTACATCTCGATCAACGAATGGATTTTCCCGAGTCGGACATGGACCTGCATGGGATTCAGATTTGCTAAATCAAGATGGACGTAGTAGAGATCGCGAAACCGCCGCGACTGTTCGTAGTACGGCTCCATATAGGCGCCGGAGATTCCACAGCAATCCCGGCAGAGTTGTTGCACCTTTGCCGGCGTGTCGGGCTCGAAGTCCAACTTATCCGACAACAACAACCCGCGATATCCCTTCTTCTCCGCCATCACAATCCCGTTTTCCCTAATTCCACATGGGTATTAGAATCGTGGGGTGCTGCCCGTTGTCGAAAAACGTTGAAGTCCGATACATTAAGTGCCCATAGTAAAGTTCGAAGTACGGCATACAAACCAGTCGCCCTACCATGAAGCACTCGTTCTGTACCCCACCCAGCGGGTGGGTTTTTCGGATTCGTCTGCTATCTGTGCTCTTCATATTTCGCCTATAAACAAAAAGAGACCCAACTCTCGCCCCGGCTTTCGCCGAGGTCTGAGCGGGTCTCTAATGGTCCTCTGGAAAACTGCTTTGTGTCCCTGCGTCGGGACGGCCGCCCTACGTCATCTCACCTAAACCTTGAAACGGTGCCGCGGGTAACACCAGTTCCAGACATTGCAACCGAAATGCGGTCAGCGGCGCTGGTAGTTTACAATCGAACATCGGATTCATGAGCGTGTCGAGAAGGGCAGCCATCGTTAGTGTCCCGTCTTCTGCGAGCGGTCTGACAACTCCGGGTCTATACTCACGGATGAGTTTGGCCATCCTGCGTTTCTCTTTGATCTTCATCCGTCTGCTTAAGCTCATGATGTCATACCCAAGTACATGCCTTCCAGACCATCCACGATTACCACCGGAATCTGATATTGGCCGATTTGGATGACCATCTTCTCGGCCACTTCGCGCAAATTGACCCCGCAAGTGATCACAGGAATCGGGTCGGTTATCGAAGGTGCAATTATCATGCTCTCACCTTAACAAGTTCAAACTTTTCCGCAACTATTTTTTTTGTTATTTCGGACACTGGCAAGGTTTCATGTAATCGCGTATCATCTCCACCAGTATAAGTCGACCAGTCGCCTGATCAATAAGCGCTCCGTTCGTCGCGCACCAATTCCGAAGACGTGCGTAAGATTCAAATCTGCTTTCGGGGTAAATCACTGCACGTCCACACGCTCCACAGACGTTAATCGCCTGAAACCAGTAACTGCCGTCTGCTGCGTGTTGGTGACCCGTTATCTGGCGACAACTCGGACATTGACAATGTTCACAGTATTGCCGTGGAAAAGGCACCATTTCCTTAGTAATCACAAACCCCGGAATTTCTTGTTCAACGCTCATACTCCCAGTTTCCCCTGTCTTTGCATAGCTTCCTTCACTCTCCATGCCTTCATAGTCTTATATTCGTGAATCAAAATCAAGGCTCTTCTTCGCAAATGTTCCAGTCCGTCGGTCCCGATCCAGTACCCACCATTTTTAGCGTCAAGCGAGGTCGACAGCGGAGCCAGTCCCATCGTTTTGATATTCTTCGCGATATCCTGTACTTTTCGGCGACCCATTCCTAACTGCTTGGCAAGTTGCTTACCGGTCATCTTCCCATTCCGCGTCAGCAGGTCGATAAACCGCTCCTCATCGGTCAACCGCATCGCGTCACTCATCTTATCACCGTAGTGGCACCCCGTTCGGAAAATGGTAGACTCTCCCAAACCCAAACCGAAGTTCTATACAGGGACACTGCAATCCATAGGGATGCTTGTATTCTGACCAGTACGAAAATCCCCACCATCGCGTCCCGATAATCAGTTCCCATCCCCATTTTCTGACCACAAAACAGTAACCACTATAGTATCCTCGCCTTTTCGTAGCCTCTACTCGGCGGTTGATCTTCTGCTGCTCCCTTTCTTTCTCAACTCGTCGCGTAGCCTCCATCCCCTCTATCGCATTCATAATCTGAATATTCTCCGGATCGTCAGGATGGAATATAGCCTCTCTGACAATTTCAGACATTCTCCCAGGATCCAATCGTTTTCCTTCCCTCATCCGGTCTTCCTCCACTGCCAACGCGCACCGCATTTCGGACAGACCACATCAGCCGCCTTAAGTCCCTCGTAATGACCACAAAAACGACCGCAGGAGCAATATAGTTCGATCCAACCCGGGCCCATTGAGGACGGTTTCACCATCGGCTGTGGCATTCCCAGAATCCGTTCCTCCGCTTCTCTATTCATCCGCTTGATCGAATATCCACTCACGGCACCATCCTCCAACCTCTCGGTTTTGGCATCATCGCCACATTCGCAATCGGCGCGTCCGACACAAAATGCGCCTCTTCATCGCGACCTTTCTCCGGATCCGATTTGCCATATCGGTTCACCACAATCATCCGCGCCCCGTCAGCCGCATGGTCGTGCCATCCGTCCTTTTCATATTTCTCAGTGATTTCGTCATCTTCTGGATATCGCAACCCACCAGCCAGCGCAGCGCTCAGCACCGGACATCCCAAAGCATCAACCATCATGCCATACATCCCGTCATCACGCAGCCCGAGCATTATCCGCATTCTCTTTACGCCCGTATCAACGTTACTGAAATGGAACTCTGGATGCGTAGGAAAGCCGCGTTCCTTACCGACTACTCGAATAATATCGACATCCGTCTGTTGGTCTGCCTCACCAGGAATCGATGATTTCCGCGAAACATCCTTTGTCTGTGCGCCGGCAGGGTCACAATAGATTTTGAACATGCATCCCGGAAACAATGCCTGGCTGATATCCACTACCTTATTCCAGAACACGTCGGTATTGATCTCCTTGCCCATAAACTCTTTGATGAAACAAAGCCGGTCCCACTGATCGATCCATGCCCAGCAGGCGTACGGGTAGTGAAAGCCGAAATCTACCCCGAGATAAATCACTGTGTCGGCTGTGATTTTGAAACTCTCCGCTGAACGCCATTTCCCCTGTTTCGTAGCTTCGTACATCGGGAAAACCGGTTTGCCCCGGAAGACATCCCAGTTATCGCCGTGCTCACGCTGAAATACCCGCCGATCCGGATAACGCTTTTCCTCGGCAGCCAGCCAAGCTTCATCTCTCCCAGGTATATCCGAATCCCGCAACTCAACTTTGTCCCAGTCCAATGTCTCGTCAAACCAGCACTCAGCAAACCATTCGTGGCGTCCATTTCGCGTCGCTACGATGGCAGCGACTGAATCCTCCCCTAAAGTTGCCAGTAATGAATCAAACATGCTTCTGGCGTGAGGATTGTACGAAGCATCATCGAAAAGGATATACGAATACGTCCAACCGCGTCCTTTTTTCGGGGTTGTCGGCAATGCTCTGTAGCTGATGCCCGGAGCGAACCTGACCGCGGTCTTCGTATCCTCAAGTTTCACCATCTCCTGATTTCTGATAAACTCCGGCAAACTATCTAGATAATCCGAATCGTAGGGTTTCGTTTCTTTAAGCCAATCCGGAAGCGATTGGCGGACCGTATTAAATCTGTTGAAGACCTCCATTGCGTCCTGGAGTCCGATCGATGCCGCCGCTCCGTCCCATACCCAACCGTATCGTAAGGCGCGATAAACTTCCCAATTCGGATAAATCCCTCCCAAAAACCAGCTTATCAGCAACTGCCGGTGCTTGACAAATTGGGTGATTCTCCCCGGCCGTAAGTTCTTGAACACCTTGGTATCAAGGTATCCCCATACTTCTAAGTCGGTGGGGAACTGTCGCCACTTCCTTGTTTTCGCATCGTAGGTCCAACAAAACTTGGCGAATTCCCAGATATCCTGAGCGCATAGTTCCTTTTGAGCTTCCTGCTCGGTCTCGCTCAGGAAATCTTCCTGTAGTTTAAAGTTCACCGACGACCCTTCTTCTCGGCTATCTTTCTAAGTTGGTCAATGTTAGACATCAAGCTACGTAGCTTCTCTGGCGGTACTCCGCGAAGATTTACCGCCTTGGGCTTTCGTTTGTCCTTGACTTCAATCTCAAGCGGTGCCACTTCCTGTTTGGCAAGCTGAATTACCTTGCACTTGGCCAGAATCATATCCTTTGGCTTCGATGCAATATCCCGTGCCAACTCCAGAAGTAACCCCGCTTGTTCCTTCTGGTTATCATCCATTCCATTAAGACGGATAAGGTAAGATTCGATATCCAATTCCCCGATATCGTCTGCCTTCTCCAGTAGATCCTGTAATTCGGCCAGTCTCGCCTCGACACAAGCAATCGGAAAATTCTCTTCCAGATCGTCTCTAATCTCCCGTCGCAACTCCCTGATCCCCTCGATATCTTTGGCGTAATGCGAGACGTTCTGCTTTGTGATCGTGATTTCAAACCGTTGTTTGACGGATTGGATGATCCGCTTCGGACTCCATCCTACCGCAAGACACTTGCGCACAAAGTTTTGCTGCGCCTCATCCAATTTCTTTAGTGCCATATTTCCACCACTTTCCGTCAAACCCAGTCAAACAATTTTGCGCCCACAAACTACCGCCCGCCAGATTTCAAACCGCGCCAGCAGCCGTTCACTTTTCGGCACTACCACAATCTCCTCGTAAGTCCGCTCACCCATTTCCACTGTGATTGAAGAACCTCCCGGAGCGTAGGTTCCCCGTCTAATGGCATTAACCACATAATCGCCGTGACCAGTATCCAAACTCCGAGAATAACTCCCGCGGTTACGGCGATGCCATGAATGATAGCCTGTGATCGTTTATGTCTTTTTCCTCTGACCAATCCTATCCCACATTGGGGGCACGTTCTCTCGTTGATCTTGCCGTCTAACCAGACACGATGATTGCATTTGGGGCATGTTCTTTCTTCAATCATCATAATCCTTCCTGCATCGCGATTCGCTCCTCGAGCAACAACATGATCGCGTAGTTGGTCTGCCTCTCTGATCGCAGCAATGCCATTTCTACGGATGATGGCCTGTCTATCGCCTTCGCCTGCATAAACCTGACCAACTGCACGTCCGTTGCGTGTACCTCAGCACGTAATTCCTTGAGTTTGGCTATCGACAGCGGCAATTCTCCCCTGTCAAGCATATTAACCACTTCAGACCGTCTCGGCATTACGTCTTCTACCTTTCCCTTGAGACTATCTTCCTCGCCGTCTGCGCGATCTCCATCACTTGCGCCGACTCTCCTGCCTTGCACAGAACCGTCACAAACGCCCCGATCCTGTCAAGACTTCCTGCCTTCGCAAATGCCACCTTCGCCGCCGCCACCAATTCCCGATCCGTCAAGCTGCCAAGTTGCTTACTGCGATCCCTGAGCAACTTCTCGAACCGCCCGGCCTGTTCCCGAAACTTCGCCACCACTCCCGGGGTCCGATTCCCGTTCCGACCGATCTTGCAATGGTCCATCAGGTAGGTCGTCAGCATCTCCATTCGAACCTCGTATCTGATCTGCCCTTCCGCTCTGGCTTCATTCCCACCAGAGGTCCTTTCCCTGGGGGCGCACGTCTCTGCGGCCGCCGTATCGTTCTCGCGTAGGGGCGCAGCATGCTGCGCCCGTTCACTTTCTTCCACCGCGCGCAGCGCAGAGGCCGCAGGCGTCGAGGGCGAAGCCGTTGAACTGGTTAACATTTTCTCTGACCTTCGCTCTGCAGATTTCTGCTCTGAACTGAACTGCTCTGAACTGCTCTGAACTGGAGGCTCATGTAGAGGCTCTACACGATGCTCTTGTGAGACCTCTTGTAGAGCGTCTTGTAGAAACTCTTGACGAGTGTCTTGTAGACGCTCTACACGAACTCCTTGTGAGGATATCTTGGAGAGTCTCGCCATGTTCATCTTCACGACCTTCTCCGCGTACACTTGAAGATGTCCTTCATGATCCTCCCAGTCGTGCAGTTTCATGGTTCCCGAATCGAGGTATCCTGAGTCAAGCAACGCCTGGCAGAACTTACCTTTCTTGCCTGTCCAACCTGCCAACGATTCAATCTCTTCGGGAGTGTAGCAACCGAGCGCACCATCCTTCTTGTGGTACTCACCGGCATAGCACCAGAGCGTGACCAGGCAAAACGGCGCCTGTGGACCCGCCAGCGCGATCAATCGCTTTGTCTTGCGATGCCTCGGCCATCCCAAATCAATGTTAATCGTCGGCACTAAAATCCTCGCCAATTTCTAACTTCACGAATCATCGTCGTAACATCGGCAAATCTTCCATTGTCGTACAAACCAGTGAGGTCTTTCCATCTCGCCACGATACCCAACCATCGTGGATATCTCGAAGCCACCTCCGGCAAATAGACAGTCAGCTCCGGGCACTGCCTTAGAAGCTCACGACACCTTCCGAAGTCAGCGGAATCAGCCGGTTCAAATTGATGCCTCGGCTCTAGCTCAAGAGCCACTGCCAAGATTGTCATGCTGCTACACCCCGTGTCTCCCTGCAGCAGCCACGTCAACATCCGATCCTTCAAGTCATGACTGAAAATGTTCATCGTCGCCACGTTCTCTCACCTCAAGAATTCTCTTAACCACTTGCGGAACCCATCCATTTCCAAGGGCTCTAAGTCTGTCCACCCTAAAGGCCACCCCATTAGCCACTCTACCCACGTCGGGTTCAGTTGACCACCAATTGCATTCGGCAGACAATCCGTCGTGTTCCCGTGACTCGCTCGTTGACTGGTGTCCTTCCAATCCCTCGACTGTGGTGTTGGCAGCATCTTCACCGCTGTTTGTAGGTTCAGTCCCCCGTCTCCGTGCTCTCCCGCTCCCGTCGAGTTGCTGGTATTCGGTGTCGGAAACATCACCCGATAAAACTCCGTCCGATTCGACCCGCTCGATCGAAGACCCGCACAGACTCGCGGAGTTGGAAACCTCTTTACCTCTTGGGCCAATACTTTCCCGCCCTTGCTGAGGAAGAGTCCTGTCTCTGGGAAATTCAAAGCCCGATTCAGCATCGCGATCACCACATTTCCATTCGCCGGCGGGTCGAACTGGTGCCATTTCGGACAAAACATCATCTTGGCCTCGAAATCGTACTCGATCCAACCCTGTTCCGTCAGTCTCTTCAACCGTTCCCGAACCGTTGCGATAACCGTTCCCAATACCGTTGCCTCAACCGTTTCGGGATCGGTACACTCACAGGTTTCGACGATCTCCATGATGGTCAACCGAAACAGTCCTGGACTCCCGTCGGCTTCCTCGCATGACCAGACGTATTTCAGGAAATCCCGGTCTTCGCGGCACAGTGCCTTGAATCTCCGGTCCTTATGCGTCTTCCGCGCTATCCTACCGTACGGAGTCGTCGCCACGTTACCTACTCTCGCAGTCTCTCATTGCCTTTTCTGTGGCAAAACATAACGTCTCCCAGGATGGATATTCGGATCGCGATGGCGGCTCTGAGGGGCGACAGGCCGATTCTCCCCTTTTGTAGAAGAGATATTCGATCGGTTTGCCAAGTTTAGTTGCGTATTTTATTTCCGCGGCCGTGCTCTTGCCGATATATCCGCCAACATCCAAGACCAGTACCCAATCCGCCAGATCGATTTTTCGTAGATGTAATTCGTCAATTCGGTCGGCAATATCTTGACCCAGCAGTTCAGCTCCGTGTCCGTTTTCGTCAGCGTGTTTGGACACACCCACGGATAAGACAATCTGGCCGCCAATCGTCAACGTCCAACCGACAGCAAAAAATGCTTCCATAAACCGCGTAGAGCCACACAGGCATACTATTATTGGTCGCCGTTGCATGTCTTCTCCTACTTCGCCACCCTAAACGTCTCTCTCGCAAACCACACAATCCACCGATCCGCATCCGCCCGGTCGATCTTGTTGATATCGCTTTCTCCCGGCGCCTCGACCCGATTCACCGTCGCGGTCGCGACCAACTTCCCGCCTTCGTAGAACCTGATCTGATCCCCGCGTTGACACTCCGGATTATACTTCCGCTGGACATACCATTCCGGCTTGCTCCGCACCTCCGCCACAAACCTGTCAACTCTTCCCTCCGGTATCCTGACATTCACTTCAACACTCCCGCGCCACTTCTGCAGGAGCGACCTCAGTGACCGCTTCCTCCTCCTCGACCACCAGTGCCACTATGTCCGTTGCGCGCACCACGACATGCCGCTCTCTCTCGATCAGCATCTCCAGGCCGACGTACTTGTTGACAATCACCTTCTGCCCGGCGCGATAGGGCATCGGTAACTGTCGGATTATCATAGCCGAGGTGTCCAGATGCCCCGGCCCCACCGCAACGATCACTCCGGTCAACCCCTGGCTCTGCGGCGCCACCGTCTGCGGAATGATCAACCCGCTGCTCGTCTTCGATTCGCCCCCTTCCTCGATCACCTTGATCAGGATCCTGTCATCCTGCATGAGACAGTGCATTTCTACTCCTTTCCGAATTCGATATATCTACCGGCTTTTCTGCGTTCGTTTTCCGGTCGCATCACCCTCAGCACGGCATCACCTCGTCCCAGAAGTTTCAGTCCGCAACCGACATCGACCAACGGTCCCCTTGAGAAAAACTCCCGCGCGTGCCTGTCGAAATCCGCCTGCACGCACGAATCCAGCATCACCATGCGCCTGACTTCCATCATCCTCAGCGCATCGATATCCTGCTGGAGTTCCACGATCATCGACTGCTGCTGCCAGATGATCACCAGACAGACAGCCGTCCCGACAACCGAGAACAGCACGATCCCTACTCGCAACCACTTCATTTCGCTGCGCCCTTCGTGTTCTCGCGCAACCGCTTGATCTTCGCCCAGCAACTCGGGCAATTCTCCGGCAAAACTCGCCGGTGCACTCTGAACGCGTCACCGCACGTCTTGCATATTCCGCTTCTACCTTTTCTGCTCATCCTCTCACCTTCTCCGTAGGGGCACGTTGCAACGTGCCCGCTTGCCGCGGAAACTCATTCCACTCCCGACCATCCAGCAACCGACCCGCAACCTTCTTCCCGACACGCGCAAAACCATCAGATCTGCATTTATCGTTGAATTGGTCAAGCGAGTAGCCGCTATCGAACACCTGGCTCTCATGTAACCATTCCCCATGTTGCTTAAAGAAAAACGGCACACTCGTAGCCACGCACTGATCCCGTACCGACCTCACCCAATCCGGGTGCATCGGTCGCGCCTTGGGTCCCGATTCACCACCACAAATCACCCAGTCGAGGTACGTTCCAATAGTGGCACCGCCTTCGGACCACGTCTTGCACAACAATTCCCTCTTATTCAAGTCAATCCCCCCCAGCATCGGCTCGCAACTCACGAACCTCACTGCTGCCGGCGTATTCAGCAGATGCGGGATCCGCTGGTCCGCCATTGCCTGATTCTCGCAACTCACCCCGAGCCACACATTCCGCCACGGCACGCCAGGAATCGCCCTGAGCGACGTATATTGTTCGGCCAACCAATCTCGCATCGAGATCACTATCTTTTTGACCACCACCTTCATCCGTTGCGGCCGCTTGGTCAGAATCATGTAGGTATGCCCCGGACTCTGAAGCATCGTCTTCCAGACCTTGAAAATGAACTCTTCGGGCACATCATCGTGGAACAGATCGCTCATGCTGTTTACAAAAATCCGCTGCGGCTTTGCCCACCCGAATGGCAACTCAAGCAACCTCTCGTGACACCTGACCACCCCCGACCAATCGACTCCTTGAACTATCTTGTTGACCACCTGGTCGTGCATATAGATATTCTTCGTCACTCCCTCAAACTTCGACCCCTTGAACCCACTAAACCGATGACTCTGCCTGATCGCATAGCAATTGTCACACCCCGGACTCACGCGCTTGCACCCGGTCACCGGATTCCAGACCTTCGTCGCCCACTCAATCTTCGTGTCAGCCATCACTCACCCAGTGGCAATCCGGTCTGATGTTCTGCCATCGTGATGAAACAGCCGTTGCGAACGTGCCCGATCAACCGGTTTACATCCTTGATCGAACTCGCCGGCACCGTCACCACCATCTTGTAGACGGGCAGGTACTCGTCCTTCGCGATCTTCACATGCACCATGCGAAATCCGTCGATGCTCGCCTGAAACTCCAAATCATCTGCCATTGGATTCCTCCTCTCAGCAACCACTGAGTCTGCAAATTCAAACGCCATTCCTATCCTCCATCGCTATCCCGGCAACTTCGCCGGGCCTGAAACAACACGATCCGGCGCCACCATCCCTGGTATGCGCCGGACCGCCGGCGACCATCACGACCCGACCATCCCGCAATACCAGCCAGTCAGTCGTGAAATCCGCCACTTCCTTGCAAAGCCGCTGCGTCCACCGGTCCGCCTGGATGATCTGAATCAACAAATCATCCCTCTTCAGCGCTCGCTCCCGATGGTAATTCGAGCATCCCACCACCACCTTGTCCGCCACGAACATCCGAAATCGCACCGGAAAGCCGCCAACCATCATCACCGCCGCCTCACGCCACTTCCTGCTGCAGGTCACATACTGCCTGCCGTACGGTACATGATGCCGCCGACACCGTGTCAACCAGTAACTCCACCTCCTCAGATCGGGAGGTTCCTGCACCGGCGCCACTCTCCTCAACGTCGCGATCTTCACGGCTGAAGATCCTCCGCAAATCCACAATCGGGATTGCCGCTCTCAGACGGACTATCCGCGAAAGTGAATTTCTCCGGAACTCCAGGACTTTGAATCTCCCGAACAGACTGCACCAGACCCGCGCGAGCGGTCGATAATCCACCGCAATGAACCTCGGCGTTTCCGCGCCCACAACCGCACTGCGTTCCCAGATACTCTTTCCTGACCCACTCCGGGACCTCGATCTCGATCTTGAATCCACCGCGATCGATCAGATATCCGTACCGCATCAGGAAGTCGAGCAACTTCCGCGTCAGCCTGACGTCATGCAGGTTATAGGCGAAGAGTTCGCCCCATTTGCCTTCTCTGATCAAAAGCGGCGATTTCGACCCGTGTCCCGTCTCGCGCATCCCGAGCGTCCCGTGCGCCAGTCCGTCCAACCCGATCGTGCCGTCATGCACATTCATCGCACCGTACTGCAACTCCGCCTCTCGTACCGAGGCCACCTGGAATTTCGCCCTCACCACCTCCAGCAGCAGATCGTAATTCAGCCACGGCGTCGACAGTTCCTGAGTTTCTTCGCACCTGCCTTCAAGTGCCACCCTGTTGTCGAACTTGATTCCGTTAAAGCTGACCACGAATCGACCGAACAGCATTTCGATCAGCTGTTGCCGTTCCGCCGTCATGAAACAGTAGTACCTGTCCGTCCGGTAGTCATAGACCACTGCCGAACCAAATCCCATTGCCACCGGATTCTGCCATCCCTTTACCGGATCCTCCGGACAAACCTCTTCTGGAGTCCTCAACGTCTCTACATCGTACACTAACACTTCGTCACTCCTTTGACGCTCGTGCGTCCCTGCCTCTATTTAACCTGGTGCGGTGGCCCAACAGTGACCGGTTTGGCTCAACCTCTACTTATGCAGGTCACCAGAAACTTCCTCTTGATTAACATGCACGTTCGTGGCTTCCGGCGTACGTCCGGTTTTACCGACTTTCTGAATAGCCTCAGACCACCGTCACCGTCATAACTCAACTCAAATGCCCCGGGGCGTTCACTCCTTCCGCGTAAAACGGATGTTCCCAAACTTCGATTGCAGCGATGGCTGTCATCATCGCTTCACGGACCTTCCGAATCGCCGCAGTCCGGTCACTGCAAGCCGGGCTGCTTGCCACGATTGTTATGACAAGTTTGCGTGCCGCCTCTCTGATCAGTTCGACCCGCAGCATTTGGTCCTGATTCTTCCCATAAATCCGGCAGAAGATGCGCTCGATCTCCTGCGCATCCTCTTCTGAGATTGGATATTTCCATGTTGCCGATAGCCGACCTCCCTGCGCACCCGCCAACGCTTCATTCTGGTTGTCAGTCTGATCTTCCATTTTCTCTCCCTGAAACCGTTATTGCTCTTTCACTGAGAGCAGCATCGCAATATCCATGCCAATGGCTCTTGCCATGTCTACGTCGCACATGATGTTAGCCAGAATTGCGCCAACCTGACCCAACTCGCCGGGCTGAGGTTGAGAAACTTCAGATGTGGGTGCGGGATTCGAACCACACAAGTGCGCGAGAATTTGGCGGAGTGAAGAGACAAGTTCCGCCTGCTTCTTTTCGACCGTCTCCGCACCTACACGAATCATCGCTAGTGTGACGGTCGTCGGTTTATTCTCTGGCCTTCCCTCCCCCCGAATCGTAGCTATCTTACCTGGTAGTTGTTTGTCTGGCATTCTTCTCTCCTTGAAAACCGTTATCTGCTCTCCCTGCACCCAGGGCGTTACTTTGATTTCACTCGTACCCCACCCAGCGGGTGGGGTTATTTTCGTGCCTGGTGTACGTCGGCGTGCACCGCTTCATTTAACCGGGAAGGCCATCGACCCACCGAACTCGGAGAGGGGGGCAGGAACTCCGAGATGCACTTGCGCGCCAATGGCCTTAAACCCGCTATCTCATCATCCTTCTCCAGATATCACCGTGCGCGGCGTACGCCCTCGTGCGCCGCGCACACGATTAAAGCTGATCCGTCCCTTCCACTCCGCGCGCCTCACGATTGGCCTTACGACGCTCCAGTGCCTCGATTGCCATTCCCAGATGCGTGATTGCGTCGATATTCTCATCGCACGGGAACCGGTGGTTTGCATTCATGATGAAGTTCCGTGAAAACTTAATCACCTCATCGATCTGGCAACCATTTACCCCGACCTCTTTGATCGGTCCGTGCTGGATGTAGAATTTCACGCCATGCGGATCTGCTTTCGTTACGTGACAGAATTGCCAAGACAATCCTTCTGCAGCCGCATGTACCTCTGACAAATCCCCAGGTTTACCTGCATTCGGTCCCGGGACCCCGACTGGTGCTGCTGCTCCCGGAGCGGCTATGTCAGCCGCCATTACCGATGGCCGACCTTCCTGCTTCATCGCTTCATTCTGATTGTCTGATTGATCTTCCATTTTCTCTCCTTGAAAACCGTTATCTGCTCTCCCTGCACCCAGGGCGTTACTTTGATTTCACTCGTACCCCACCCAGCGGGTGGGGTTATTTTCGTGCCTGGTGTACGTCGGCGTGCACCGCTTCATTTAACCGGGAAGGCCATCGACCCACCGAACTCGGAGAGGGGGGCAGGAACTCCGAGATGCACTTGCGCGCCAATGGCCTTAAACCCGCTATAACAAATCCCAATATTCTCCCATTTCAATCGCCCTATAAGTCGATCTCAGTTTTGCCCTGATCTGTTCGGTAGAAAATCCAATCTTGGGAAATTGGTCGATTCCTTTCAGCAGCAGATACTGCATCAATGACACATCGGGCTGCCAGTCCTCTTTCCATGGAGCTCCCTCACAAATTCCGCATTTGCCACTCGGATTCAGTGGAATCAAGTGACCCTCGCAGTAATAGCCGTTGCGAAGAACTCGTTCAACCTCCGTCTCCGTCATCCCCGTATCATCCTTTTCCAGGTGCTGTCAGGTGCTGTTATTCCCCTCTTGAGAGGGGATAAAGGGGTGTGTCTTTTCCTGTCCTTCCTGATCGTCCACACGCACAACGCAATCGCGAACGCCATCAGGAAACAAACGACCACCGTTTGTATCGCGATCTCCGATGTCACGAATCTCCAGTCCATCACGCCACCACCCTTGTTCCACCGTAGGGGCGCACGGCTGTGCGCCCTCTCTTCTTTCTCACGACAAACCGGGACAGTGCTCCGACCTCGCATAATTGCGGTTCAGTTGGAGGGAAATGATATGCGAGCTTGTCTAGAACTACTGGAAGAAAGATATCGCTTACGGTCCAGATCCGTGCTTGGGGATCGTATCGGCGACACCGCCCCGGTATAGCCTGCTTGATCTCTTCGAAAAACTCGCGCGCTCCGAGTTGCAACTCATCGCGATCGAGCCGAAACCGAAACTCACCACCGCGTGGCTTCTCGACGATCACAACTCCGGTCCTCCGCACACCGTCGGATCGTGTCCAAGCATGTACCGCTTGTCGATCGTCGTTCCGAATGCCGGCCAACCGAGCAACTGCACCAGCGGCAGCAACCACGGAAATATCAATCTCATCTGATTCCTCCTTGTGCCTGCGCGAAAACCGGCGCCAACGTCAACGCCAGCGCCATCAGCGCACTGACAATGCTCACTGCCGCAAATCCTTCCCAGAAATCAAAGTTCTGTTGCTCGGTCATTTGGCGCCTGCAGACTTCCTGACTCCGTACCTGATCGCCAGCCACCGCTTCTTCAGCGCCAGTCGAATCACCGGTCCGTTCACTCGCGCGATCGCCCGGTCAACCTGCCGATCTGTGATTATTCTGTCCACGCACTCTCCTTTTCTCTTGACATTGCCCATTTGTGCATTATCTTCATTGCGAACCCGCCACGGATGGCTTACCCGGAGTCGTCCGATGTTCTTTTTCCACCCTGATCACTTCGCTCGTGGGGATCAAGTACCTCCCGATCTTGCGCACTCCGCGGAACAGCGGCAGCCACTTCTCGTAGAAACTCTTCAGGTCGCGCTTGTGCCAGCGCTCCATCACCTCGGCCACCGTCATGTACTCGCTCATGCCGCCACCGGTTCATGCTTGCGAAACACGATGTCCTTGGTCTCGCGATTCACAAACACATCCAATTCCTCACCGAGTTCAACTCCAGCTTCCCGAATCGCCGCTGGAGGCATTGTTACCTCCATACCGGTCTCGCCGTTTTGTCTGAGTTTTACCGTCTTAAACCAAGTCAAGTTATTTTCCATTGCTTCAACACACCTTCTATCACTGTCGGCAAAATATGAAGTCATATTACTTTGTCAAGATGTTTTTTTCATTATTTTTAACTTTTCTTCTAATCGCTTGACAGTCAACACCCTTAAGATAGGTTTGATGGAAACTTGATCATGCGTAAGGCCAAAACGGATCGCACGGCCATCGCGGGCAGACTCGGGGAAGCAATGGAGAGGAAGGGATTCAAAACGCGAGTGAGTCTCGCCCAGGCGATGAAGAAATCAGGCTACTACATCACTCACGAAGCCCTTGGTGCCTATTTTTCCGGCAAATCGCTCCCCAAGTCCGAAGTCCTCATCGGCCTCCGTGAGGTTCTTGGCGTCTCCATCGACTGGCTTCTCACCGGCCAGGAAACCGAACCACACGACATTCGTCAGATCCGCGAGCTTCTTGACGCCGTCTTGGCCAAATACGGAGCCACCGCTCCCGATCTCGATCCCGATTTGCAGAAAATCATGACCACCCTGATCACCCTGAACCCAAACGAACGAGCATCGCTGGGCCGCATCATCGAGGCCTTCGCCAGCGGCGGTAATCGTGGAGGCTAGACCTATGCTGTACTACTAATCCATCTGGAACAGGGGAGGAATTATCATGTCTGAAGATCAACAAACCACCGTGCTGATCTCGCTTATTCGCTGGCTTATGACGAGATTGGAGGAACGGCTTGGCTCGCCGCCGTTGGATCGCAAACCTGTTGAATAGTCCCGTTGTGTTCTACATTGTCATGGTCGTCGGCATTCTGTTTTTGTTCTTCGTAATCTGGATTGCCGGGGTCATGACCGAACAATGACTGGAGATGAACGTGAACGAAACCCGTTGGCTCCGGAACTTTGCCAACAGACCGAGTACCGTCGGTTTTTTTTCCTGATGGGACATTCGCTTGCCAACCTCGTCAAACGGATTCCCAAAAGCGCCGTTAAGTCCAGTGATTTCGTGTTCGATGGACTCATCGGCATCCTCAAGATAACCGAGTTCCTGCTTCGGGGTCTCAAAGAAGTGTTCTGGTATGTGATGGCGCTTCTGTTGATTCAGGCGCTATTGGCAGGCCTGATCTTGGGAATCGTCTACTTCTACGGTCTTATCTTCCCGTGAGGGGTGTGTCCTGATGCGCTGCCACAAACGTGATAACTGCTATTACTATACCGACGGTTCCGGCAAATCGCGCATCCACCGTCCGGTTCACAAACTCTGGGCGGAACTCACCGGCGAACGCCTGCTCCCGATTCTCACCAAACGCAGTGCCGAGTCCTTCGCCCTCGAGATCTTCAAACTCCTCCATTCGCCGGCACAATCCGATGGCCGCTCCTTCACTCGCGCTCTGCGGGAGTACCTGGCTCACTGCGAATCCGATTCCGAAACACCCCGGACTCTCTTCCAAAAACACCATCAGCTCCTCCGTTTCGCGGCCGATCGCAAAATCGAAACCCTCAACCAGATCACGGCGCGCACGATTCAGTCCTGGCTTGATGATTTGCCGATATCCGCCTCCAGCCGCAACCGTTATCTCTCGATCATCTCCGACTTTTGCCGCTTCTGCCGGCGCTCCGGCATGATGGCGCATCGTCCGGCTGCTGATGTTGATCGCTATCGCGAGATCAGGAAATCCGAGCCGCACATCTTCACCCGTCAGGAAGTCGATCTCCTGAAACTCAACACCGACCCGATCTTTGCCGCCATCCTCGAGCTCGCCTATCAGACCGGCATGCGCCGGGGCGAGATTCACTGGCTCTGGTCAGGAGACTGGGCGACGGTCGATCTCCGCGCCGCCATCGCTCTCTTTCCTGCCGGAGTCACCAAAAGCCGCAAATCCGATGTCCGCTATCTTAACAAATCTGCCCGGGAGGCTATTCGTTTTCTCTCCGAATCCGGTGCTCGTTGTCCCAGAATTGACAACATCAGCAACAAGTTCGTGGATCTTCGCACCCGTCTCGGTATGCCCTGTCGGTTTCATGATTTCCGCCACACCTTTGCTTCGCGCGTCGCCCGGTCGACGGCTCACCCACAACCCAAGCATATCGCCACGGCGCTCGGACACCTGACGCAGGGGCTCGCCGATCGCGTCTACATCCACCCCGACGCCGATTTCCAGCGCCAACTTGTCGAATCCCTCCCCGATTGATTTCGCACAATTTTCGCATAGCTCTACCCCCTGTAACCCCCATCAACCCCCTTTCTGCCCCTGTCCGGATCAGATTCTCAATCTCTCAAAGTCATTGTCGGACAGAGCCAACCCTTTGTCGCACAATGAGCCGGTGATAGGACTCGAACCTACGACAGGCTGATTACAAATCAGCTACTCTACCAGCTGAGTTACACCGGCTTGTGTTGTCTTCTCGACTCTTAGGATGATCGGCATCCCTCGCCACCGAGATTAGACGCACTATTTACGCGCGGCGAGGGCACTTGTCAACCGGAATTTGCCGTAGCGGTGTGGCCGAGATGCCACTGCAGTTCACGGCAGAGTTGCCGTTTGAACTCGAATCTCAGTCACCTGCCTCAGGGCAGATTGATGATGATCCCTCCGGCGAGGATCGTGAAGTCAATCGGGTCGCCTGAGGAATTGACTCGGCCGATTTTGCCTTCAACGAAGATGTCGAACGGAAGCACGGCGATGGCGGTCTTGGCGCCGACGACCAGATGATAACCGAAGTACATTTTATCGTCCGGAATGTTGATTTCCACGTTTGAATAACCACCGAGGTCGCCCGTGTAACTGTAAGTGAACTTGTGCCCGCCTATACCGACACCGACGAAGGGATTGACGATCGGGAATTTGAAGTAGAATTTCCCGGTCAGAGTCAGGACAACGTCCCGGGCCTTGACCTCAACCTGTCCGCCGAGAAGATCGAGATTCTTCTTGTCCCAGAACGTCTCGACACCTGCCTCCAGTGTCATTCCCTGCGCACCAAATTTGACGAAGGCGCCATAGAACTTGAGGTCGTCCATCTTGTACGTGGAGAGCTTGAGATTGGGGTTCTTGTAGTTCGTCAGGACACCGGCCTTGGCTCCCAATCCCAGACCAGAAAGAGCGTAGGCGCTGGTTGAAACCGCGAGCAGCGCGATCACAACACCGAGACTGATTCTGCTGATCCGATGCATGTTATTCTCCATCTTCAGTGAGGTGTGAAGCCGGACGAGCCGGTCTGCCAAAGATACAACCGACCGAGTCCGGCTACTGCCGGACCCGATCGAGTAAGCTCCTGACAAAAGCTATGATGTTGAAGCTATCTGACAACGATGAATTTGTCAGCCACCGTCTTGTCGTCGAAGCGGATGTAATAGAGGAACACGCCCGACCCCAGTTTCTCGCCTCGGGAGTTGAGGACGTTCCAGGAGTAGTCTCCGCTCAGATTGTCCAGTTCGACGACTTTGTCCCCGGAGGGGGTGTAGACTTCAAATCGCGACCCGGACGGGAGAGTGTGAATGGTGATAGCGCCGTCAAGATAGGAGAAGGGAACCGGCGAAAGGAAGATATTCGCACTGACGGAGAAAGCAGCAGTCTGAGAGTAGCCGCCACCCTCTCGTTTGGCGCGCCAATAGTATGTCCGGCCGTTTTCCAGAGATCGGTAGACGGTCCAGACGGCGGACCCGTTGTCTCCACTGGCCGATCCTCCATCAACAACGGTGGTGAAATTGGCATCGTCTGCCAACTCGAACTGACAGGTCGACGAGCCGCTTCCCGACCACGTGATCTGGAATTCCGGTGTCATGTCGGTTTCGACTGACCCATCTGCGGGCTTCACCAGAGTCGGCGCGTCGGTTACATCAAGCGCCATATCCAGGTGCCAGAATTCCACGGGATCGCTCCAGTTGCACCAGGCGCCGCCATCATAGGCCCGCACGCGCCACCAGTATGGCTTGTTGTTGGTGTAAGTGGCCGCAGTCGTGAAAGACGTGTAATTCGTCCCCTGTGGTATCGCCAAACCGATTTCGACCTGCTTGGTCAGCAGAGAATCCGAGAAGACGCGGAAATCATAGGTAAGCGTGTCGTCATCGGGATCCGTCGTGTTGTACGTCACCAGCACATGCACTGACCCGAAAACGGTATCCTGTACCGGCGCGCGGGGCACCGGCGTGATCGGTGGACGATTGGTGCGGAAGCTGGCCAGTGTCATCCAGTTCGACCAGTTCTGGGAATCGTAGGCGCGAGCGCGCCACACGTAGACCGTCTTCTGCGACAGGGTCACCGGAACCTGCCACGTCGTCGTCCCGCTCCCCTGAGCAACCATGGACGACTGCGCGATCAACGTCGAGAAGGTGGAATTATAGATCTCAAATTGATAGGTCAGTGGATCGCCATCGACGTCAGTCGAGTTGACGACGGACAGATCGGGAATCAGGCTGGTGACCTTGGTGGCGTTTTTCGGCGAACTGCAGACGGGCATCGACGGCGGGCTGTTGGCGCCCGTCTGATTTACGTAGAACGATCGTGTGCTGCTCCAATTGGAGTATGCCTGTCCGTCAGAGGCGCGCACGCGCCAGTAGTAGGTCGTCAGGTTGTTGAGTGCCGGCGTGACCTGCCAGGTTGTCGTCGTCTGCCCCTGTATCACGGAGAGATTCTCGACGGCGATCGTCGAGAAGCTGGACAGGGTCGACAGTTGGAAATGATAGATGGGTGTTGTACCCTCGGGATCAGTCGAATTCACGATCACCAGAGTCGGTTGCAGCGATGTCATCGTGGCGCCATTGGCGGGAGCCGAAAGGGTCGGGACCGTCGGCGGGTTGTTTGCCACCGGCTGGTTGACGTAGAAGGAACGCGTACTGCTCCAGCTTGAATAGGCTATACCGTCATAGGCGCGCACGCGCCAATAGTAGGTGGTCAGATTACTCAGAGCCGAACTGACCACCCAACTGGTGGTACCTGAGCCCTGAGCCACTGACGCATTCTCAGCGGCGATGGCTGTGAAACCAGAAGTGGTGGAAACCTGAAAATGATATGACGGAGTCGTGCCGTCGGCGTCGGTCGAGTTCGTCACCGTTAAGGTGGGCTGGACCACAGTGATCGTGGCACCGTTGGCCGGTGACGAGGGTGTCGGCACCGTCGGGACGTTGTTGGGCGTCACAAAGCGACGAGCAGAAGACCAGCTGGACCAGGAGGTGCCATTGCCCGCGCGTACCCGCCAGTAGTACAGCTGTCCGGGATTAAGTGTCGTCCCCACCGTCCAACAGGTTGTCGATGAACCCTGGGACACTGAACTGTCTTCGGAGACGATCGTGCTGAAACTCGATGCCGCCGAAACCTGAAAATGGTAGACGATCGGCTGCGTGCAGGTACCCGACTGCGTCGAATTGACCACGCAGAGGCTGGGCGTGCGTGATGTCACCGTGGCGTTGTCGGCTGGACTGCTGAACGTCGGCACCGTCGGCGGAGTGGTACAGGCGCCGACGCTGACCGGAATCATAATGGCGCCCTCAGTGGATCGTAACGAAATCGAGGTGACTACCGAACCGAAGGTTCCGTCGGGGAGAAGTTGCTTGTACGAGCCACCCAGGTCGACGGTGACCGGAGTGGAGGTCGAACCCCAAACCGAGGCGTCAATGTGATCCTTGGGACGAGTATAGACTCGCGCTCCCTGATAGTCCCGCATCCAGACTTTGTATTGTGCCCCGCTCATGTCGGGGGAGGTACCGGACGCAGCAAGCTGGTAATGGCCGAGCGGTGAACCGATATCATACTCCATCGCCGTTATCCAGGACAGAGTGTCAAAACCGGTATTCAGAAAGGCGCCATAAGCGTTTCCCGGTTCAGGGCGCATGTAAATCCAGGTGGAATCTGTTCGGGCGGCATAGTAAAAGCAGAGGTTGTTGTAGATCGACTGCCGCTTGGTGACCAGATCGGTACGCGGGCGAGAGCACCAGAAGAAGGTCGCGCCATTGAGGGTTGCGATAGAATCCCGCGTATGGAGATTCTCCAAACGATAGTAGCTGTTGTTGGCACAGGATACGGGATCAAAAGCGAATTCGTAGTTGAAGGCATCCGCTCCGGAGGAGTCCGGATACATGTATTCCGTCTTGAAGCTGATGCCGACGTTGTACGCCAGTACCTTCCTCTGTCCGTCAGCCGACCACTGTGCCGACGTCTTCAGGGTATCGTGAACCTCGCGTCCGAAAACCTTCATCCAGTTCCACCCCCAGGCCGCATAGGTGTCCGTTCCGAAGGTCAGCAGGCTGCTGGGGCTGGTGCCGGTCTCGACAACCAAGCCGCCGGAGGCGAGTCGTCCCCCCTGCATGGCAACGGGGTTGTAGTTGTCGAAGTAGATGCCGTCCCAGTAGCCAGTCATCGTCGGCCAATGCGTCAGGCGCTGGCTATTGAAAGCCTGGGTGATATACTCTTTGTAGGCCAGACGCATTTTGGCGTTCGTGAAGTTCGGCGACAGTCGGGTCTCGCCGGAGTAGGTGTTCCCGGAGTAGAAGACGTAGTTGACATAGGAATTGGGAACGCGACTGACGGAGTCCTTGGCGGTGATGGTCATCGAGTTGGTGCCGCGAATCAGCAGCGTGTCATAGGCAGTGCCATTCCAGTTGGTCAGCTTGGTGTCGTTATAGAAATGCAGGTAGGCGTTTTCCTCGACGTCGCCGAGTTGCACCATCCGGTCGCGGATATAGGTTGACTTCTTGGCTCCCATGTAACTGTTAGATGTGTAGCTCTTGAAGGGCGTGATGTCTGTGCC